TTCATAATGTATTCAACTAAAGTTTCATAATGTATTCAACTAAAGTTTCATAATGTATTCAACTAAAGTTTCATAATGTATTCAACTAAAGTTTCATAATGTATTCAACTAAAGTTTCATAATGTATTCAACTAAAGTTTCATAATGTATGCTAAAACATAAAATGGTGGCATAATAGTATGTGGTACAGTTTGACCAGCACTATTTCCACCTATAGGATTGGTATGTGTCCCTTTAACATTTCCACCATATAAAACATCTCTATTGGTACCACTACTAGCAATTCTTCCATTGTCAAAATCACTATATGTATAATAATGTGAATGCGATGGTATGTGACTTAAATCTAATGTTACTGTTTCCGCACCTCCACTAGTATCATATACTCTATTAATTAAACCTACACCTTGACCTTGTCCTAAAATAAATCTACCTCTTAAATCAGGAGTTCCATTTGTTCCATCACAAAGTGCCCATGTAGGAGGTGGAATAAGTACACCTCCTACTATATTTGCAGGTAAAGGTTTCCAAGCAATTATTCCACCTTTTGGTGTAAGATTAGAAACACCATCAACTTGAAGATCTTTAACAGTTAAATTATTTGATACCTTTAAAATAGTTGCATTTAAATTACCAGGTATTGTTACACCAGTAGGTGATTGTAAATCTTTTGCTAAAGCTGCTAATGTATTAATAGCATTATTATCATCAATACCAGTAACTGATTGTGAATTTGTAAAAGTTTCTTTCACATCTGTTTGAATACAGTTACAACACAACTGATAAATCACAATAATTATAATTATTATTATTAAATACTTTTCCATTAATATATTATATAAAATAATATATTTAAATTATAATGTTTTCAACTAAAGTTTCATAATATAAGCTAAAACATAAAATGGTGGCATATTATCAAACGGTTTATTTCCTCCTTTAGCTTCTCCATCTACAAAAGTAGTTGAACGCCAAACATCTTGGCGATTACCTTGGTCTCCAGCAGGCCAAGGTCTATCTGGTTTTTCATATTTATGAGAATGATTTGGCATTTCATTAATAGATAATGATATATTTTCACGACCACTAATATCACCCAATACTCTATTAGTTAAACCTGTTCCCTGTCCTTGTCCTAATATAAATCTACTTCTTAAATCTGGAGTATTATTTGAACCATCACAAAGTGCCCATCCTGGAGGTGCTATTGGATTATTCCAAGCAACTATTATACCTCTTGGTAAAAGATTAAAATTACCATCAACATTAAAATCTTTAACAGCCATATTAGCATTTTCACTTAAATTAGTATATGATTTTAATCTTAACCAACCATCATTATCTGATACTAATACGTGTCTATTTTTTAAATTTAAATTACCAGGTATTGTTACACTAGTTGGTGATTGTAAATCTTTTGCTAAAGCAGCTAATGTAGCAATAGCATTAGTATCATCAATACCATTAACTGATTGTGAATTTGTAAAAGTTTCTTTCACATCTGTTTGAATACAGTTACAACATAAATGATAAATAATTATAATTATAATTATAATTATTAAATACTTTTCCATTAATATATTTTATAAAATAATATTTAATTAAAGTTTTATAATGTATGCTAAAACATAAAAGGGTTGCATTTTATCAAACGGTTTAGTTTCTCCTGTAGCCTCTCCATCTACCCATGAATTTGACCTAAATACGTTCTGTTTACTACCACTGTCACCTCTGTCGCCTTGATAATTGGTTACGACAAGTTGCTTTGGACCATTTCCCCTTACTCCTGTAGATACCCATCGTGTTTGTGACCAATCCCCATAGTTATTAGCTTGATTATATTTATGAGAATGATTTGGCATTTCCTCAATAGATAATTGTATATTTTCACGACCACTAATATCACCCAATACTCTATTAGTTAAACCTATTCCTTGTCCTTGTCCTAAGATAAATCTACTTCTTAAATCTGGAGTATTATTTGAACCATCACAAAGTGCCCATCCAGGGGGTGCAACTGTACCATTCCAAGCAAAAATCATACCTTTTGGTAAAAGATTAAAATTACCATCAACATTAAAATCTTTAACAATCATATTAGCATTTTGATTTAAATCTGTATATGATCTTAATCTTAACCAATTATCAGTATCTGATACAAATACATGTTTATTTAAATTTAAATTACCAGGTATTGTTACTCCAGCTGGTTTTTGTAATTCTTTAGCAAAAGCAGCTAATGTATTAATAGCATTATTATCATCAATACCAGTAACTGATTGTGAATTTGTAAAAGTTTCTTTCACATCTGTTTGAATACAGATACAACACAACTGATAAATCACAATAATTATAATTATAATTATTAAATACTTTTCCATTAATATATTATATAAATTAATATTTTTAAATTAACTAAATTGTATATGCTTATAATAAAAAATTGATATAATTTATTATAAAGTAATATGAATATTATGTAATATAATGTCAAAAATACTTGTAATTGTTGAATCTCCAGGTAAAATAAAAAAGATTAATGAAATTTTAGGTCCTAATTATATTGTTAAAGCTTCTTATGGACACGTCCAAGATTTAGATAAAAATTCAATGTCTATTGATATTGAAAATAATTTTAAACCCTTGTATAATATTTCTCATGATAAATTAAAAGTTGTTAATGAATTAAAAGAAATAGCCAATAAATGTATAGAAGTTATTTTAGCTTCAGATGAAGATAGAGAAGGAGAAGCAATTGCAGGTAGTTTAAAAGATGTTCTTAAACTAAAAGACCCAAAACGTATTGTTTTCCACGAAATTACTAAAAAAGCAATTACTGAATCTATAGCAAATCCAAGAACTTTAAATCAAAATTTAATTGAAGCTCAACAAACTCGTCGTTTATTAGATCGTCTTATGGGTTATAAAATTAGTCCAATCTTATGGGCTTTCAAAGTAGGTGAAAGTGCCGGACGAGTTCAATCAGTTGTAGTAAAAATTCTAGTAGATAAAGAAAAAGAAATATCACAAGCTGTTGCACAACCATTTTTAAAAACAACTGGTGAATTTTCTATTAAAGATACTAAATTTAATGGTGTTCTAAGTTATCAATTCAAAAAGTTAGATGATGGTAAATTATTTTTAGAATCATTAGATAAGACTTGTTCGTATATTGTTTCAAGTGTTGAAAATAAAAAATCAATTCGTAAACCATCTCCTCCTTTTATTACATCTACATTACAACAAGAGGCTTCAACTAAATTAGGATTTCCAGTAAAGAAAACAATGGATGCTGCACAAAAGTTATATGAAGCTGGTTTAATTACCTATATGCGAACTGATTCTACTAACTTGTCAGAAGATGCATTAAAAGCAGCAGAACAATATATTAAAGAAATATATGGAAAAGAATATTCTGATAGAAAAACGTATACTACTAAGAATAAAGGAGCACAAGAAGCACACGAAGCAATTCGTCCATCATATTTAGAAAAAACAGAAGTTCCAGAAAATATGGATAAAGATTGTGTTAAATTATATTCTCTAATTTGGAAAAGAACTATTGCATGTCAAATGGCAAATGCTAAATTAAATATTCAAACTATTAATATTGATATTTTAAAGAATAAAGATAGTCTACTTATTTTTTCTAAAAAACAACATTATTTTGTTTCTACGTTAGAAAATATAGAATTTGATGGTTTCTTAAAAGTTTATGATAATACGTCTGAAGAGGATGAAGCAATTAAAGGTAAATTAGAAATAAAAGAAAAAGATTCAGTTAATATGAATAAAATAAAAATAACTGAAGAATACACTAAATTACCATTACGTTATAATGAAGCAGGATTAATTAAATATCTTGAAAAGAATGGTATTGGTCGTCCATCTACATATGCCTCTATAATTAGTAAGATTATTGATAAAAAATATGTTGAAAGTAAAAATATAGATGGTATTAAAAAAGAATCTCAAATATTAGAACTTTCTGATAAATACAAATTGAAACAAAGTAAAAAAGAAATTAGTATTGGTAAAGAAAATAATAAATTAGTGCCAACCGATTTAGGAAATCAAATTATTGAATTTTTAGTAAAGAATTTTGAACCAATTATGGAAATTAAATTTACAGCAGAATTTGAAGAATATTTAGATATGATTGCAGACGGTAAAGCTAAATGGCATAATATTTTAAATCAATTTTATCAATTATTTAATCCTATTTGTATAAAACTATCAAAAGAAGTTAAAATAAATCCAACTATTACTAATGTAGATAAATTACTTGGAGTTGATAAATCTACTGGACTAGAAATATTTACCGGTTCCGGTCAATATGGTCCATATATAAAATGTCTTGAAGATAATGAATCAAAAAAATGGAAATATGTTTCAATTGAAAATTCAGAAAACATAAACTTAGAAGATGCTATTATATTACTGAAATATCCAATAAAATTAGGTAAAATAGGAAAAGCCGAATTAACTTTACATAAAGGGCAATTTGGATTTTATATTAAATATGCTAATAAAAACTATTCAATTAAAGATAAAGAAGAAAATGAAATTACATTTGATTATGCAAAAACATTAATTGAAGGTGGTGATAAATATGCAATTAAAAGTTTTTCAGTTAAAAATAAAATAATAAATGTAAAGACCGGACAATATGGACCTTATTTACAAATTATTTCTGGTAAATCAAAATCAAATATACCAATTCCAGATGATTATAAACCAGAAACTTTAACGGTAGAAGAAGCTTTAGAAATTATAGCTGATAAAAATGGAACTATAAGTAAACCACCAATAGAACAAAAATTAACTATTATTAAAAAAAAATCTAAAAAAGATGTAGAAATATAAATTTAATAAAAAAATTTATATATCTAATAATTTATTTATTCATCACTTTCATCAATTTCATCAATATTACAAAAACTTCCAGTAGTAGCATATTTATAGATTATATAAATATAAGGGAAAAATATAGCCATAAAAAAACTTCCAAAGCTAAAACCTTTATTACATTTAAAAGAAAGATAAATTGCAAACAACGCTAATATAGAATGAAAAATAGAATATATTGATGGATAATCACGAGTTTTTACTTCTTTAACAAATCCACATTCACCTGAAAGGCATGCAGGTCCTATCATGGGTAAACCTGTTGGTAAAATTGTTGCTTCATGTTCTTTTGGTCCACTTGTTGGCACACTTGTTGGCACACTTGTTGACACACTTGTTGGCACACTTGTTGGCATATTAGAATCATTTTTAGGTAGAAAATTAGTTGTAAATTTCCAAAGACCGTTTACTATAGAACCTCCTTCATATAGTGTTACTAAAGTTAAAGAATAAGTAGTATTATTTGTTAAACTAACTGTTGCTATATTTGATGTTGAACTAAATGATTGTAATATATTATCATAATTTTTTAGTTGATAACCTGTAATATAAGAACTATTTTCTTTAGGTTTATCCCATTGTATAGTTAGTTCAGTATTATTATTATTAAAATTTAGGTGTGTATTAATATCTCCATTAGGTATTATTAAATTAGAACTATTAATTGGTGTTATATTATTTGTTGTATCAGGAAGCATTATATATTAATAGATATTTATTTAAAAACACCACATAATCTTTTATTATTTACATATTTATAAATTATATAAATATAAGGAAAAAATATAGCCATAAAAAATTCTCCAAAATTAAAAAAACCTTTATTACATTTAAAAGAAAGATAAATTGCAAAAAATGATAATATAGAATGAAAAATAGAATATATTGTTGGTTTATTATTTTTAATAATTACACATTTTATTTTTTTATATTTTTTTTTATTATCTTGAATGGGAAACATGTATTGAGCAGGTAACACGTCCGGAATGGGTATTTTATCTTGAACGGGTATAAAATCTTGGACTGGTATTTTATCTTGGACGGGTATAAAATCTTGGACTGGTATTTTATCTGGGACTGGTATTTTATCTTGGACTGGTATTTTATCTGGAACTGGTATTTTATCTTGGGTGGGTATAAAATCTTGAATAGCATTGACAGTTTTTTTATCTTTAAAAGCTATATTGTCTTGAAAAGCTGTAAAAATTATTTTATCTTGAATAGACATATATTTTACATTAGATTATTTTTATATTTTTTAGAATATTATTAGCGCGAATTATTAACCAACCATTAACACCATTAAGATTATTTATATATTCTTGTATTTTATTTTTATCTGCAGATAATCCACGGTGAACTTCATAATAAAGAGCTATTAATGTTTCGTCATATTCAGTTGGTGTAACCGTATAATGATAAATACCATCATTAATTACAGAAGTAACTTTATTATCATATTTTCTTATATTTAGTATATATTTATTCCAGAGATGAGGAGGTAGTTGTGCACATGTAACACTCCAATGATGAATTGGTTGATTATTATTTTTACCACTCCGAGGAATTATAGATTTCCAACCATTAGCATAATCATCTTGAGTTAGTGGCTTACAGATTACTTTTTCAATACCGTCTACATTATAAGAAAATTGTGATTGATTACTAACTTTTGTATGATTTACTTTATAATGTCCAAATGGAAGTTTTTCTCTTTTTTTTTGATGTTCATTTTCATCAACATTTTCTATAAAATTTTTTTTAATGGATACCATTTTATATAGTAATTTAAATAAATATTATTTTAAATCATTTTTATTATTTAAAAAATGATTTATAATATAAAATAATGAATTATTACAACAAAAAAGAAGTTACGCATTCAGAATTGATTAAATGGAAATCTAATCCAGAATTAAATCCAAGAACTAATAGAAAAATTACAGAAAAAGGAGAAATATATAAATATTTAAAAAATTGTTACGATAATAAATTTTCAAATAAATTATACGAAACAGTAGATGATAAGGACCCAATTTCATTAGCAGTTTTTTGGATTGAAGAAAATGGAAATAGACGAATTATTTATAATGATATTTCTTCTTTAATTTTTTATAAAGATTCATATAATTTAGTTAGATGTTTTGAAAGAGAAACATTAGAATATTTAAAGGCACATAATATTACTAAACACCCAACTACAATGGAAGAAATACCAAATGATGTTTTTAAAAATATATGTGCTAAAGATTTAGAAAAAGAAAAAAAAAGAAAAACTAATAATGAAATTGCTTTTGAAATATTCCAAAAATTATCATCTTTATCTATTTTTATTGATTCCGAATTGTTTATGAATTTAAATAAAGAAAAATTAATTAAATTTAATTATGAAATAAGTGATATGTATAAAAAAAATTTTTCTAGTCATCAATTAAAAGAAATTTCAAATAGAATTCTTTTTTCAAAATACCATAATGAAATAGAATCAATGTCCCATGACTGCATTCAAAAATATCTTCTACAAGATATAGATGAGCTTTTATCTGTTAAAAAGAATCAATTAAAATATATGTGTAATTATTTATTAGTTGGTTCATTAAGTATTGTAATTCCGAAAATTCGAACATTATATCCAGATATTTGTTTTAATTTTATAATCTAAAAAAAAGTGTCAAAATACATATTAAAAATTTAATATATATTTTCATGATTCTCAATGGGATGTCTCCTCAATGAGAGCACAGTAGCTTACGCATTCTTGATACCGTTGCTTTTAGCATCGGCATATGCGCGGGCTTTGTTTGTTGCCTAGACACCATCGTCGGTGTCAAACTTTGGGCAACTTCTGACCGCCTTATAAGCCTTTCTTTCTGGTGCGTTGGTGTTTGGCACGGTTGGGCGATTGGTCGGAGTAGTCAACTGACTGTTGTCAGTGTTCATACTTTCGACTGTGTCAGAACGGGCACGTTTTCTTGGTGCGTTGGTGTTTGGCACGGTTGGGCGATTGGTCGGAGTAACACAGGGGTCCATGTTGCGATGGGGATTTGTGCTAATACCAAAATTTTCCCATTGGAACAAATAAACATTTTAATTTTCAATTTTTTTATAATACTTAAATTACCAAATTTTAGCTCTTTTTTTTGGTTCAAGATATAATTCATCAGTTTCTTTTATATTAAATGCCTCATAAAATTCGGGTATATTTTTAACGATTCCATTTACTCTTAATAAAGGCGGACAATGCACATCAACTAATAATCTGTGTATAATATCTTTTTTTCTAGAACTAGAACACCATACACGAGCATAACTAATAAAAAAATTTTGAATTGATTTTAAATTATAATTATCTGTATCGTTTAAATATTTTTTTAATCCTCGTAATGCAATAGTAACACCACCAAAATCAGCTAAATTTTCTCCTAAAGTTAATTCGCCATTAACTTTTACTCCTTCAATAATATAATTATCAAATTGATTTTTAAGAATTAATGTTTTTGATTTATATTTTTTAAAATCAGATTTATGCCACCAATTTTTAAGATTTCCATAAGCATCATATTTACAACCTTTATCATCAAAACCATGTGTTATTTCATGACATATTACAGAACCAATTCCACCAAAATTAATTGCTTTATCATAATTTTCTGAAAAAAACGGAGGTTGTAAAATACCAGCAGGAAAAACAATCTCATTATATGTAGGAGAATAATAAGCATTTACCTTTTGTGGATTCATAAACCATTCATTTCTATTAATTTCTTTATATAATTTATTAAATTTATATTCATTATTAGCTATATTACACATAATGTTATTTTTAAAATAAGAATATTCTTTTCTAATATCACTAGTATAAACTCGCCATTTAGTAGGATGAGCAATTTTAATTTTCATATTATCTAATTTATTTAATGCTTTTGTTTTGGTACTATTTTCCATCCATTCTAAATTTTGAATACTATTTCTAAATTCATTTTTTAAATATTTAATCATTTCACCAATAACTTTTTTTGCATTACTAGAAAAATATTTTTTAACAAAACATTGACCGATTAATTGACCTAATTGATTCTCTGTATTTAATAATACACGTTGCTCTAAAGGCTTTATTTTTTGTGTTCCATTTAATACTTTTTCATAAAAATTAAAACATATTTTTTCTAAATTTATTGATAAATAATCTTTCATAGTTATTAAAAATTTATAAATATAATAATCTTTCCATATTTGTAAATCTATATTATAATATAATTTGTTTAAATTAGCAAAAAATTTAGGATTTATTAAATTAATTTTTTTAGGAGTTATATTTATTTTTTTAAAGAAATATTTAATAAATTGAAAAGATGGATAATCAGCAATTATTTGCTCTAGTGTTCGTGTATTTTTAAGTAATTCTGGATTTCTATTTTGAACTCGTGTATACGTATATTTTGCTAATTTTTCTTCTAATTTATAAATTTCTTTAATATTAAGATTTAAATAAAAATAATTATTAATTTTTTTTAAAAATTTTTTATATTCATCTTGTTCTTTTTTCTTTGATTCTAATAAATAATAATCCCTATCTGGTAATCCTAAACCACCTGTGCCCAAATGTAAAATATTTATATTTGCATTATCAAAATCATTATGAATTAAAAAATAAAAAGGACTTTCAATATTACATGTAATTTGATAATCAACAACTAATTTTAATAAATCATCAATTGATTGTTTACTTTTTATTTCATTAATATATACATAAACATCATTAATAATTCTTTTTTTCTCTCTTGTTTTAGATTCTAAGCCTTGATTATATAAAATACTAAATTTATTAAACTTAGAATTTTCAGGATAAGTAGTTTCAACAATTTTTTTAACACGTTTATTATTTTTTTCTTGTAAAACTGAAAAAGTTCCCCATTTACTAAATTCCGGTGGGATGGGATTAGAATTAATCCAATTTTCATTTACATACATAAAAAAATTATTTCCAGGTGTAAATTTTGTTGAAAATTTATTAATACTCATTAAATTAATATGGAAATAATTTTTTTGTTTTTATATTGTATCAAACCATGAATGTTTTTATATTGTATCAAACCATGAATGTTTTTATATTGTATCAAACCATGAATGTTTTTATATTGTATCAAACCATGAATGTTTTTATATTGTATCAAACCATGAATGTTTTTATATTGTATTAAACCATATATGTATAGAATTTTCTTCAAATTTTTTAAACTTAAACACTTTTAATAATTCACGCGGTAAAGAATTATTCATTTGTATATAATTCTTAACCGATATCTCATAAATTTCTGTACTGACTTTTGGTTGTTTAAATAATGCTCTTTTAGCAACTATAGCAATTGTACAATAACAAGCAATTATTTAATTGGAAATCTTTTTAATTTTAATCTAGTTGCATCAAATCATACATTTTTTAATTAATATAAGAAAAAATTAATTTACGAGTTAGTAAAAATATTTTTAAATAATTACTTGTATGATAAATTAATGAAAGTTAAAGTATACGCAACGATACGCAACGATAGCGCACACTTGATTTTATGATTACCGAGATATTTGATAATTCTTTAGTTTCTTTATTTTTGAATATAGTTAGCTTTTTATTCCGTAATAATGCAGCCTTAATTGTTTTTTGATATGAACTTATTTCCTCATTGTAAGCCTCTTTGTAAGAAATAGAAATATTTGTTAATGTTGTATTAACTTTTAATACTTCTATGAGTTTCTCAATTCCATACTTATTAATATAATTTTTTGATAAATCGAGTTTTGTCAAATGTGTGTTTTTTTTTAATGCTTCTAAAACTTTAGTATAGCTAGAACGATTATATTGAAATATTTCAGTATTTGTAAGGTTGAGTTCTGTTATAGACTTATTAAATACGAGTCCTTCTGCAAGTGCTTCAACATTGTCGGCGCCATAATTATTGATTTTAACATTTTTTAAATTGAGTTTTGTTATTGTCGTATAAACTTTTAAATTTTTCATAGTTTCAATAAAGCCATAATACTGAAACCGACTATCTGCATAATTTAATTCTATATTCCAACAATTTCCAAACTTAAAATTCAAAAATGAAGAAATTAAATTTAATTCAATAGGAGATAATTCAATATACGCAAGATCTATGGTAACAATTTTTGTAGATGAAAATATAGTTTTTAGTACCATTTGTAATGGAAAAAATATTGAAATTAATCTCATTTTTTGCACTGTACGAATTAAAATATCTTTTGTTTTTCTAGTTGTAAAATTTTTAATACACAAAAAAGCAAATATATCATAGTCTTTTTTTGAAAATTTACAAATATTGCAAAAATTTTGATTTTCTATTTGAAGAAAATTTAATAATTCTATATTATATTTTTTAGTAAAGTTATTTATTTTATCTTTGATTAATGTTTCTATATTTTTATTTAAACTTTTATCAACTTTAGATAGATTAAGTAGATTAACAAAGTCTAAAAACTCAAAAATATTATTTAAAGTGTCTAAACAAAAGTTAGACAGAATTGAAGTATTTGCTTTGAGATTGTGTGCACACTTCATTTGTTTGTTGTATTTATTGTGTTTATTATGTTTGTTGTTGGTGATATACTTTGTTATTATATTACAGATAAATTATTAAATTTTCAATTTTTATTATAATCATCTAAAATGGTATTAGTATTAATCCAAAAATCTATTGGATAGTTTTTAAGTGTTTTAAACGTAAATACTTTTAATAATTCACGCGGTAAAGAATTATTCATTTGTATATAATTCTTAACCGATATATCATAAGTTTCTGTACTGACTTTTGGTTGTGTAAATGATAAACGACCATCTATAATATCTTCATAACGATTATTATATTGTGGAACATCTGTCTTATTTGTAATTGTGTTAATAATATTTTGAATATCATCTATATTTAGAATAATAAATTGCTCCGGTTTTGTTTCATCTACATAAAAAATAAAACCCGAATCAAGAAATATAGGTTTATTATATGTTTTTATATTATTGATAATTTTTAATATACTACTTTTTTTTAGCATATGATACCCCATTAAATGCATTATTTTAAGAATAACATTACTATAAATTAGTTTTGGTTGATTCTTAAATGGTATAATGAATCCAAATCGTCCAATTTTAACTTCAGAAATCCAAGGATTAATAATATATTCTTGAATATATTCTCCCCATTCATTGGACTGATTACCTAAATCTTTAAGTTTTAAACGCCATGATTGGGTAAATACATTGTCTAAAAGTGGAAAGATTTCAAACCGCATTTTACCACGACGGGACCATTTTGGTGTGGTGTCTAAAAAATATGGAATGTTTTGAGAATGAGCTAGTTTAAAAATTTCATATTTGTGAAAATCAAGAAATGGACGATATATATTTACATTATGAATAGTGCTATTTTTTTTCATTACTTCCATATCAAGAATATTACTTCCTTTCATAGAATTGGTAAAAATATTTTCAATAATATCATCTTTATGATGAGCTACAAAAACACCACTACAACCGTGTTCAACTATAATTTGTTTATATAGATTAAAACGGATTTTACGTGATTCTTCTTCAAATTCTGTTCGAGAGCCAGAATCTTCTTTTTTTCTAGAATACCCAGAGACTTTTGTTATATAAACTTTTATATTATATTTATTACAATATTCTATCAAAAAACTTATTTCTTTTTGTTGCTCTGCTCTTTGTGAGTAATCAATTGATGCAGCAAAAATAGGAAAATAATTATCTTTTTCTTGACTTAATTTGATTAGACATGCTAATAATACCATTGAATCAACACCTCCACTTAGACTTACAATAGCCCCATTTTTAACACAATAATTTTTTAGAGAATTATATAAATTATTTTCTACAGGAATACCAGATATATTTTCTTTTCCAAAATAATAATTTTTTGGGCTTTCCAAAAGACATTGATTGGTTTTTTGAAATTTACTTATTTTGTAAATAAAATAAGCTATAATAAAAGTTATAATTAGCCATATGAATGGCATTTATACATAAAAAATACATATAATCATAAATAATTTTCAATTTTTATAATTATTTAAAATCATAATCTAATATTTTTTTAGTATCTATTTGTTTATTTGTTGATAAAATAATGACATATGTATTTTGTATAGTTTTATTTTTTGATAACTTAAAATTATGATCTATATATGTAAAATTTTCTTTTGCAATCATTCGTGTAATTATATGAAATTCGGATTCTGATATTTCTTTAATAATTTCAAAGTCTCCATAATCAATATTTTGATATGATAAATTGTTAATAAAATTTTTTTTACCTTCTAAATCCCAAATAGGAATTGTAATAATAAAAGTTAAATTATTTTTATTTTCTTTTGCTTGTAATAAAAAATGTAATGCTTTCATTAAAGCAGATTCAATTATATATTTCTGATAAGGTGGGTTCATTCCGAATGTTCCTTTTTTAGGTATTAAATTGTAAAAACTACCTACTGAACCAAAATATTGTTCTATATCTTGATAAATTGAACAGTAATTAGTAAATGTATGATTAATTGCAGATGCAAAACATTCAAAATTTAAATTATAATCTTGTTTCAGTTGCATCATAATATTAGATTTAACTCCTAACTGGTGATTATTAGAACCAAGTAATTGATATCTAAATAATATAATCCATATTATATCATCTATATTTTTCTTTCCTGTATAATTTTTTTTTAATTTATTATATTCATCAAAAGGTATTAATAAATTATCTAAAATATTTAGAAGACGTTTATCTTTTATTTCAAATTCTAAATCGATATTATATTTAAAAAAATCATAATATTCTTCATTTCTTTTTTGTTTTATTTGTATTTTACTTACAATATATTTATTTTTATTATCAAAATAATAATTGGAATTTTTATAATTAGATAATAATTTATGTTGATTATTAAAAAGTTTAATTAAAAAATTAATTAATACTATTATTAAATCATTTGGTTCTTTTATATTTTCATCATATTTAACTAAATCATTTAAAGTATTTATTAATGATTGTGTTTCTGTATAATTATTTGGTAAAAATGGATCAATATTAGAATCAAAATTATCAGAAGCATACAGTGTAAATATCCAAGAAGAAAGTAAATTTGTTAATGTTCTCGGAAATGATTTTTTTATACTAAAAATTTTTGCACCAAATAATGAAATTGATTTATTTATGAATTCTTTAATAATATAACAAAATAATTTTCCTCTATATAATTCTATAATAATACTAGTTTCATTTGTTGAATTTACACTATATTCAAACTCGATATTATTATCAATATAAGAATGTAATTCATAGACCATTATTATATTTAAATATGTTTCTTTATATTTATTTATTATATATTAAAATAATTTTTTGAATAAGTTTTTTATACTAAGTTAAAACTGTTTACAATCTAGATATAATCGCTTGTGACACCAATCACTACATTGAATTGCTCCTCATTATACTCATACTCACACCACAGAATAATACTACATTGAACAAGATAATTATTCTATTTATTAATCTGATTATATATAATTACTCAATATACAAGTTTTTTCGACACATTGGACATGGAACAATAACATAACATTTATCATTTGGTTGTGATAGACTGTGTTTTAACTTTTCTATACACGTTTGACAAAATATATGATTACATGAAGTTTTTACGTATATAGGTATATCTGTATCTGTATTTAAGCAAATAGAACACTCGTAAATATCATCACATTTATCACATACAGTTAAATCTGGTATAAAATTTACAGTATTCTTAAATGGTACTTCTTTAGTCTCTAAATTTGCGTGGGGAGGAATAGTCTCCAAAATTGCATAGGGAGGAATAACGTGTCTAGGTACGCGACTAAAACGGGAACGATAAGTAACACCATCTTCCATTTCTGCTAAGTTAAGACGCATACGCAATACAGTTTCAAGCTCGTAAGGGGTACGAATAATAGAATCATCAGTAATTGCTTGTTCTACATTTGAAGATGGATTCATCATTGGTTATGATTTATACATATTAAATAATAATAATAAAATTATTAAATTTTCAATTTTTTATTTATAAATAAATATAATCACTTTTTTTTGCAATAATAGTATAACTTTGTTAAACATTTTAGAATGCTTGTATTTTAAATAAATTAGTAATGTATGTTTATTGATACATTATAAAGCCCGTCATTGTCTTTATTCTTTGCGTTGACGTTTTGCATTTAACAATATTTCATCAGTAGGCTGTTGTGTAAGCTGTTGTACTGCCGATGACGATGACGATGACGATGATTGTTGTGCTGGTGATGGCTGTTGTGTTGGTGATGGCTGTTGTGTTGACAATACCAATAGCTGTTCTGCTACTAATACTGGTTGTTGTTGTAAAATAGGTATTGGTATTGGTATTGGATAGTCTCCATCCATCTCTTTGTTCCATCTCACAAACGAGATAGATGACCTAATCTTGGTGTGTTTCACCCCAACGGGTCCACTTAATCCTGTACAGACCCAGATACGCTCTTCTTTGGTCGATTTACCGCATGGTGAGAACCACCAATTCTTAGACAACATCTTTTTGTCTCCGCACACAGCGCACTCTTTTCCGTCAAAGTTTTTGATTTCATCTTGTTTTGGTGGTCTACCTCTCTTTTGTGATGGATGTTGTGCTTCCGATTCTGATAGCTGTTGTACTTCGGATTCTAATAGCTGTTGTGTTGGGGATGGATGTTCTACTTCCGATTCTGATAGCTGTTGTACTTCCGATTCTGATAGCTGTTGTACTTCTGATTCCGATAGCTGTTGTGTTGGGGATAGCTGTTGTGTTGGGGATGGCTGTTGTACTTCCGACTCCGATAGCTGTTGTGCTGGTGATGGCTGTTGTACTTCCGATTCTAATTCCGATTCAGATAGCTGTTGTGCTGACGGTGACTCTATAACCATTGCTTTATCTAATATCCATGTAATTGTTCTTATTAGTGAATTTATTTTTGAACAAGCAATTTCACAATCAATTATTGCCATTCTTGATTGTACTTCCATTCTTTCAATTATTTTAATCAACTTTTCATTTTTTGTCTGTGCATCTATATCTATCAGTTCTTTGGTTCCTTTTAAAATGTCAAACTTTTTTATTAATGTAAGGGTATAATTATTATTACTATCATTTAGAAAATTAATCCATGATTTTTTTTCTAATTGATGTAATTTACTAGAAGTTATTTTTTTTATTATATCAGCTATTTTCTGGTCAAAATACTTGCGATTGTTAATAAAAGCCTCTCTATTAAATATTTTAAACGCTTTTGGATTATTTAACATATACATATATTGTTTGTATGGTTTGTTTGTATGGTTTGTTTGTATGGTATGTTTTATAATATCCATAAATTATTAAATTTTCAATTTTTTATATACTTAAAAGAAATTGTTTACTTGCTTATTTAGCTTTTACACAAAGTTTTCGTTAATTATAGTGATACATACAGTATTTATTTTATTGTAGATAATTCAAAAATTATCAAGTGCTTTTAGTGACCTAATTTGTTGGTATACAAGTTGATCTATCAATAAATATAGTTAGTCTATTTCTGGAATATTAAAATCATCATCGGTAGGAGTATCAGAAGTCGTTGTACGCAAAGTGATAAGCTTTCGTTCTAGTGACTTTCTAAATTCTTCAGCACTTACAAAGCTTTTGATACTAGCCGTATAAGCATCAAAGAAAGGTATGTGATTTACATTTTTGGTTTCCATCAATGTTCTACGTGCCATAAAAAGATCGTTTTTCCGATAAAACATTGTGTTTTTAGCTCTTCTTGCATTCATATTAGCTTTATCAAATTTATTTAGAAATGCTACCATATGATTTGTTGCATTTACTTTTTGTGAGATTGCCTCGTCCATCACAATTCGCTCTGTAATTTGGACACACAGAGAGTCGAGATAGTTATTTGCATCGAAATATAAAACCAATGCTCTTAGATACTTATCACTAATTTTTTTAAGGAAAGTGTCATGATTTTTTTTATCTTCGATTGCTTTTTTTAGCTGATCTTCGTATTTATCAATTTCTTCTTGTGCCTTTATAAGATTCTCTTGTAGTTTCTGATTTACACTTACCATTCTCTCATCAGTATTGATTACATTTTTGAAAGCAATTGCAAGCTCTCTCATATCTTTTTCTTTCTTTTTTTCATCTGCAATTGCTATTTCCAGCTCTTTTTCTACACGGATGATCGGGGTGGTCACAGTGATTGAGATAGTCACAGTAGTCGGGATGGTCGTAGTGATCATGATGACAAAGTGACCGAAGTGTCCGAAGTGAGCAAGGTAAAACTATGCAATATACTTTATAAGTAGTAAATAATTAATTTTTCAATTTTTTAATATAAAACAAAATAATTTTTTTAATATGTTTTGTTATATTTATTTATAAATAAATAGTTTTACCAAATTATATAATGTCTTTTATAAATAATCTTCATATTTATTAATAAAATCTTCCCACAAGTGTCTATTGATTTCATCATACACATATCCTTGTCTATTTTTATAATTATATTTTTGTTCGGTAATCCACATACTAAGTTTTTTTATTTCCTTATCTTTGTCTGTTTGTGATGGTCTTTTTTTATTTTCAACGATATATTCTACTACCAATTCTAACTGTAATATCCATTCTTCTTTTCTACAAATAAAATATTCTTTGTATTTGTCATCATTAATAAAATCTTCCCATAATTTTTTAATGTTTGATGGTAATATACTTTTATCTTTATTTTGATAACGTCGTTGTTGCCTATTAATCCAATTAGCATATTTTCTTACATTTTTATCTTTATCGTTATTAAGTGGTCTCTTTTTATATTTATTAATATATTCTTCAACCTCATTTAAATTTGTTACCCATTCTTTTGTTGTTGAACGTGGTGCTAGTGGTGGTGGTGGTGCTGGTGGTGCTAGTGCTAATGTATTTGGAAAATTAAATAGATTATCCATGTGTTTCTTTAATTTTATGTTTATTGTGATAAATATTTAATTTTTCAATTTTTCTATTTATAAATAAATAAAAAAATAATCTAGATTATTAACATTATATTAATTTTTTAACACCTTTTCTCATTTTGAGCGGTGTGCATTTTGTGTGTTAAATGAAATAAAATAATATACTATAATATATAAATGTTTACTATCATTCAAAATATTCCAAATGTTAATACATACCCTCTCAAATATGTATTTGAAAATATGAAATTACAACATAAACCAAATACTTTATGGTTAGAGTTTGGTGTAGCAAGTGGTAATACTATTAATTATATTTCAAAATTTACAAATGATAAAGTGTATGGATTTGATAGTTTTGAAGGACTACCTGAAAAATGGCGTGATGGTTTTGATAAAGGCGCATTTAATAGAAATGGTAATTTACCAAAAGTTAATAGCAATGTTGAATTGATAAAGGGTTGGTTTAATGAAACATTACTCAATTTTATACAGACACATAATAAAAAAGTTTCATTTATTCATATGGATGCTGACCTTTATAGTTCTACAAAATATATATTTGATGTATTGAAGGATTATATTGATACAGATTGTATTATTGTGTTTGATGAACTAGTAAATTATCCAGGTTTTGATGGAGATAAAGGAGAACTCAAAGCATTTTATGAATTTATTACAGAAAATAAAGTAGATTATGAATGGATTGGAATGAACGGAACACCAACTGGTATGTCTGGTTATTATCACGAAAATGTAGCATTAATTATTCATTCAATAAATTAAATTAATAATATATATGTTTATAATATTTTTATTTTTTATAAATAAATCTAAAAATGGTATTTACACTCTTGAACGTTATAAATGAAATAATATTATATGCGACGACGTTTTTCGTTTTCTTGTAAATCATTTGATTCTACTTGTCGTTCTTCTCGTCGTTGTTTTCGTTGCTCTTCTCGTTCTTTTAGTTTTTGTTCTTGTTCGGGTGTCCTTGGAAATGCTACATCACTTACTTCTATATCATAGATAATCTTATAAGTTGAGTTTATTTCTACTACTTGTGCTACTTGTTCTGCTACTTGTGCTGCGTGTGCTGCTTGTTCTGCTGCTTGTTCTGCTACTTGTGCTTCTTGTGCTATAGCTTGTGTTGCTAGTGAAGCTACTGTTTCTTCTTCATCATCTTCTAGTTCTGCTGCTGCTGCTGCTGCTGCTGCTGCTGCTTTTCTTTTTTTTTCTTCTTCTCTTGCTGTTATTATTGAATTTTTTTTTATTTCATTAAGTATACGTGTCTCAGTTCTTGTTTCTTTTTCCCAGTCTGTTCTTACTCTTTTTTTTCCTGAAGCAGACCCAGAAGCAGAACCAGAAGCAGAACCAGAACCAGAACCAGAACCAGAACCAGAACCAGAACCAGAACCAGAACCAGAACCAGAACCAGAAGCAGAACCAGAAGCAGAACCAGAACTAGAACTAGAAGCAGAACCAGAACCAGAAGCAGAACCAGAAGCAGAACCAGAACCATTAAATACTAACCTAACTATTTTTACCGACTTATGTTGTTCTACTACTTCTACTAATGATTCTTTTACTTCATCTACTTCATCTTCTACGTCATCAGAATCTTCTACGTCATCAGAATCTTCTACGTCATTAGATTCTTCTACATCCTCTTCTACTTGTGTTTCTTTTAGTAGTTTTTTTAATTCTTCTAGTTCTTCTACTTTTGAAACCAATAACTTCTTAATAAAAGTTATTGCTGATTTTACTTTTATTTTTGCTCTTAACGCACGTAGCTCTGCTATCTTTAATTTTACTAATAGTTGTTTTAAAATAGTGGTACATTCTTTAGCTTCTTCTTGAATTAATAATGGATTATTACTTACTAATGATAACACTATATCTATCTCTTCTTTCATTTCATCAGACATTGTGTTTGTCTATATTTTGATTATAATAACATATAATAAATAAATTTTTCAATTTTTTTATTATAATTTATAAGATTTAAAAAAATTTTATTAGCTCATCATAGTAATACCAATTGCTTTCATTTTTTCACGAATAATTTCTAGGTTATTAAATGCTATGTATTCGGTATTACACGGTTAGATATATATGAGCTTTTAATTAAATTAGGTTATCTTAATAAATAAAAATCTTAATATAGTTGTATATCTTTTAATATAATTTTCTTTTATTACATATAGATTTAGGAATGGAATGTGAATAACGCTTATTTGTTGTTCTTTTTTATTATTCATATAACCAACTATAATAATATCTTTTAAGACTTGTATTATTAAGATTAGAGTATTTAAAAAATACGGTAGCGTCACTACATAATGCTTCTAATTGTTTTTTAAAATTTATAATCTGTTCATTATCATAAATATTTTCAACACAATAATTAGGGTTTTGTATAATTATATGTGTAATAAATTCTCGTTCTCTTGGGTTTAGTTCAAATGCAGCAATATAATATGGTCCTTTATTTGAATCAATATATGGCGGATAATAACTAATATAAAAATATTGCTTTGATATATTTACACGACTAAAATCACGCATTTTATGCATATCTTGATACATAAATGTAGGAAAAAAACTATTTAAATTTATCATTTCATATACCCATGTTTGTGCAAATTGTAATGTTATAAAAGATGTTATTAATTTTAAATTTTTTGAGCTTGGGTTTATAGCAAAATTTTTTTTTACAATATTATTGTTAATAGACTGTTTTCTTAAAAATTCATAAAATGAAGGAAACTCGTCATCTGTATTATTTAGACTATTATCATTATTATTTTTAATTTTTTTTAAGATATTAAAATTTTTATTAATATGTTTTGGATTTATTAAATTAATTTTATTAACGTGTGTTAGTATAAATGCATTATTATTAAAAATAGAAAACAATAAAATAATTATATTTGAATATTTAAGCATATTATATATATAAATATATGTATATATGTATTTTTATTATATCGGATATTATTTGTATTTAGTTGGATTATTGAAGAAATCATTCCATGCATCCCATCCATTAATTAGATTTAAGTAGTATATATAGATATCATTATCTAATTGCTTAAGCACTTTAATAATGTATTTTTTATCGTTGAAACATTCAATTCCATAATCTGATAAAATCTGATTGTTAAGAGCACATAGAAAAAGCATGCCTTTATTTTGTACACATCTACCTTTATTTTGTACGTTGTCTTCAAGTTCTTGATTATCATTATCTGATGATAATGATAAGTTTTGGCAAATGATAGCATTTTCTCCTTCATAAAGTGCTTCTTCTAAAGCTTTTGTTCTGATTTCTATAACGCTAATATTAGACATTGTTTTTAATTAGTTAATAATATATAATAAATAAATTTTTCAATTTTTTAAAATCAAATAATTAAATGACTGTAAAAGTGTCATTGTGTTGATAATACTATTATATATGCGTGTAATAATAATCCTAAGTTCGCGTATAGGCTTTTCTAGTTCATTCTTACGTAAAACATTCTTATCATATTCCTCTATAATGGCTTTTTCTTTTATATATTCAAGTTCTAGTTTATCTTTTATTGATTTTATTTTTTTCTCAGCAATTTGAATAGCATCACTATTATCTTTTGTGTTTCCAGGTATAAACTTTGCCAGACGTGCTACTGTTTCTTCTAATTGTGCTTCTTTTAGCTCTACATTAAGAGTGGCAATGCAATTAATCGCACCTATAATTTTTTTTCTCTGTTTCTTTATAGAATTGTTTAATTCTTGCAACTCTTCTCGATAAGATACAATTATAGTATTCAATTCTTGCTCAATGTGTATTATACCCAAGCTTTGATCTGTCGTGTATTGAAGTATACCCTCCATATCGTTTACTTTAATAATTTATTAAAGTAAATATTAACAATAAATTATTCAATTTTTATTTAAGCATATCTTTTTCTATTTCCTTTCGATTAATAACTGCTATTGAGAGTATGCCAACCCAGCTACATTTTAATGTATTCATAAAAATCATAATTATTAAAAAAATATATACTATATTATATGTATAAAGATAAATATATAAAATATAAAACTAAATATTTAGCTCTCAAAAATATAATACAATATGGTGGTAGAGATGGTAGTATTGGCGGAAGCGTCATACCGGCAGCTACAACCACAGCAAAAGCGAGTGGGATGACGGGTGGTGGTGGTGGTGGTGGTAGTGGATGCACATGGGACGCATTGCATCTTTCAGAGTGGAGTGCCAAGGTCGCATCGCTGCACACGGAACTACGCGAGTCGCTCGCGCAAGTGTGGAAGACACAGACGGTCCACTTGCGCGAGCTGCGGCTCAAGGCAGAGCGCGCCTTCAAGAGTAGCCAGCGACCACGACCAACGGTCTGGCCTCCTAAAAGCAAACACGATGTTTTGCCCAAAACGATTGATGTTGAGACTGTTCGTCGAAATAATGTGCTCGAGAGGTGGTCATCAGTGCTTGCAGAGCACGATGCATCGTGGGCCGAATTGCAGGCAGAAAAGAGAGCAGGCTGGCAGTCAGAGGCCGTCGAGTGGTACTGGCAACAGCGGGATGCAGCCTTTGGTCGCGGCGACTCAAGCAAGGTGGACCGCGTCAACAACCGTGGGCTAGTGCCGAGCACGCTCAAGTATGTCGTCTTTTACAGCGAGTGGATGCCAAAGCTCTCACATGTGCTCTTTGGACGCGCCGCCGATGAGTCCAACCCACGTGTTTTTGCCGACGTCGGCTCAGCGCCAGGTGGAATGTGCGAATACTTAGTAGGCAACCTCGGGTGGAGCGGCTTTGCATTCTCGCTCGCGCCGAGGGATGGTGGGTTCGGCATGCAGTTCGCATCACAACAGCTTACGTACGCCGACTCGGACGCGAGTGTGGTTGGTGAGTGGCGCAGGATGCTCAAGCTTGTGGGCGGGTACGCCGTATGCGACTTTGTCAACGGCGGTGTAGTCATTGACCGCGGCCAGCAGCACGCGGAGCAGAATGAGGCTTATGACACGTTGGGGACAGAGCAACACATTAAAATCTACCGCAACGAACTCCTGTTTGGGCTGCACGCCCTCCGGCCGGGCGGCGCACTCTACTTTGCCTACCAGCTCGGCCAGACGGCACTCCTCATGCGCCTCTTGCTTGTCCTCCGACCAGCCTTTGCGAGCGTGCGCGTGACGCCTACGTTTGCGGTGGGGCGCACTCCTATGTACGTGTGGCTTGGCGAGTACACCGGCTTGGAAACGGCCACCGCTGCCACTGCCGTGCGCTTCCTCTTGGAAAGTGAGATGGATATATGCAGTAAGCAATACAATGGTAAAAGAAGCTTGCTGCAGGCAGCACAAAGGAAAAAAACCCCAAAAAAATAGAAAGATTCTTTATAATATATCTGGTTATTACCTATTCAATTTTTATTTAAGCATATCTTTTTCTATTTCCTTTCGAATAATAACTGCTAAATAACTGCTATTGAGAGCATAACAAATCTTAATATAAATATCTTGTACTTGCCAACAAGCAAAATTGTATTTGTTAGTAATATGGATTACGTAATCAGTTTCAATTTGTAAATCTACATTTACTTTATCAAGTTTTGATTGCACTAACTTTTTATTATTTTTGGGCTTACTTGAGTTATTGTATAACAATCTTGTATTTTTATCTTTTTTAAATTTTAATTTCTCTAATTTTTCAATAGCAATAGTCATATTAATACCTATATCCTGCATATACTGATAAGCTGTATTATATTTTTCAATAAGATGTAATACACAATTGTTTACTTCTTTTTCATGCTCTGTTGCTGCGTTCAACTTATAGTTATCTAATGTAACTGATACCATATTGTCAAGGTTTGTTAAATAGTTATTTATATAAAATAATAATCTATTAAATTTTCAATTTTTTATACATAATAAAAAAAATTGGTTATGGGTCCTTTACACATTGGACATAATCTATTACATTGAACTATACATTTTTTATGATAAACATGTGAACACTGCACTCTTACGCTGTTTGTAGAATTCAGTGGTTCTAGACAAATTGCACATGTACAATCATCAATATTATCTTGGAATAATTTTTCCATACAAATAACTTTATTTTTAATATTTGCAATTGATTCTTTGATACTTTGTTTGTTGATGATATAATTATTAATTGCTTCTTCCGTGCTTCTAATTGCTTCTTCTGTATTTTTAATAGCCATCTTAAAACTATTAAAAATATTTTTATTGTCAAATTTTGGAACGTTATAATCTAGTTTGGAACAGAGCATTACCACTTTTTTTGCGGTTTTGATAGCATCGATATCATTAATAATATTATGTTTCTCAAACATAAAATGAAACAAGTTATATATAGATAAATCTTTTTTCTGCACTTTTAGTTGAATAGTTTTTGAACCAAAATTTACTTGAGACATACACTTTTTCATACAAATTGCTAGCTTTTCTAGATAAACGTTATTTCTTTCATAGGCAATTAACATCTTAATATTTACTATATCGATTTTAAATATTTTACTTAAATAGAATAAGAATTCGTTTTGAATTACAAATAGATTCATCTGAATTATTATTTGATTTATTATCGATTTTTCTGTATTACAATAGATTTTAATAGGGTTATCTGTTTCTTGCTTTAAAAATGTTGCCGGAGAACATATAGTCTTAGTAAAAGTAATTCTTACTCCCAAATTATGATTGCGAACTCTTTTCGTATTAGAACAGATTTTAGTAGGATTACCTGTTTTAAATTCAGAATGAGGCCTAAGAATACGAAGAGAACCAGAGTCATTATTTAACGTAATCCTACTAAAGGGGTAATCCGAATAAAAACGTAGCTCTCTTAGTATTCCTACATCTATTTGGACTAGTTCGCGATCTTTTTCTGCGTAGATAATACATCGTCTACTCATTGGATGGATTATCGTAGATTTATTATTATTTTATGTTAAAATAATAATAAATTAATTTTTCAATTTTTTATCTTGGAACATAACGTGGTATATATGATTCAGGTAGTTGTGTATATAATGACGGTAGGTCTATATATGATTCAGGTACTTGTATATCTAGCGGTATATCTGGTGGTATATCTGGTGCTATTCTACAATAATCACGCATTTTTTGTCGACAATTACACTTACAATTTATACCAAAATCGTAGCTGTCTAATAAGATTTTTAATATAATGGCCAAATTGTCATGGCATTTACGTGAATCGTCTACAAACATAGCACTTGAAGAAAAATGCGTTGGGCGACGCTTAGTATGTCTATCACAACAAGTACATAATTTATACCATAGAAAATTATCTTTAACACTTTCTATAGTTTCTAATTTGACATAATTTCTACATAATGGACACGGAACAATTTTAGTCCGTGTATGTATCTTATTTATACAAGAACGATGAAAAGTATGTGAACATGATGTCTTAACACAATCGTTTGTCATTGGTTCAAAACAAATCGAACATTCGTCTATACATGGTTCACAGTCTACCATTAATTTTGGATATTGTTTTATAACAATATTTTTTTTACATATTTCACCTTTGCACAAACATCCAATAATATTACTTTTGGATATATATGGAAATTTAATGTGTCTATATAATGCCTCGACTAATAACAATTCTATAACAACTAATGATTCAGTATTCATAAACAAATTAGAAGGATTGTGTAATAATTTTCTAGCAATTGACAAAATAGTATCTCTATCAGTCATTAGTGTTGTATTGTTAAAAATATGATTGTGTATAAAATAAGTGTAAAAAGTTTCAATTTTTTTAAATATTATTAACTATTTTAATTTAATTATGTCATATGTATTTATTTGGGATACAACAATTAATAATTTATTTTTTAAATCAATAGGTGGAGCTATAATTGGAGAAGGTTTTACTTTATCAAATTTTGTTATGATTTCTGATAATAATGAATATGTATTATTAGATTTACCATTTGGAAATGCAATTAAAGGAAATATATATTTTTTTAATAATAAAGGTTTAACACTTTTAGAAAAAATATATGATTTGACAAAATATAATAAAAAAATAATAAATTGTTATTACAATGGTTGTGCATGTAATAAAAAAGTTTATAAAAAAATAGAGTGTTTTATTTATTGTATAAATAACCCAGAAATAATAAAAATGTATATGAAAAAATTAAATAAAGAAACATATATTATTGAATAAATTTTTTTTCTATTTTATCTTTTATATCTTTTTTATCCATGTATCTAAATACTGCAAATATTACTAAAATAATTACTGATGAAATAAAACTATTAATAATTTTACTTGTATCAATCGGATATGTAGAAATTATACAATTAATAAATATTAAAATAAATTTAAAAATATTTGAATTATCAAATAAGTTATTTAACCATTTAGGAACAGGTTGTATAGTATATCCCACTAATATACCAGTTAGTAAGGTAGATAGTAATTTAAAAAAATCATTCATTATATATATATATATAAAAAATTTAAATATAATATTTAAAGATAAAATAATTATTTTATAATAATGGATCACATTGAATTACCCGGAAGATTATTATTAAAGAGTGCAAAATTTCAAGAAAAAAACGTAAGTTTTAAAAATATTGCACAATTATTAAAAAATAATAAATTAAAAAAACCAAATTTTCAAATAGATTTAGATGAAGATAAAATAGAAGAAATGATAAAATCTTATCGACATCATCCAGAATTTTTAATATTTAAAAATAAAATTGTTATTGCCGTAATTATTACAATTTATAATAAATCTGATTATCATTATAATATGTATATTGTTGATGGACAACATCGTATAGAAATGGCTAAAAGAATATATGAAGAGGATGAAACAAATGATTATTTAAATTTTTGTTATTTTGAGATTAAAATGGAAAAAGAGATGAAAAAATTATTTAATGAAATAAATAAAGATTCTTTAAAAATTAGTAAATATATTAGTTTGGATGATTTTAAGCAAAATCTTTATAATGAGTTAAAAGAATATTTTATAAAAAATAAATCTGTATATTTTGCAGATAGGATAAGAGAGGTAAATAAAAAATATACTATTAGTGAATTTTTAAATATATTGTCAGATAAAAAAATTTTTAATAAATTTATAAATATTGATGATTTAATAACTGAATTAGAAAAAAAAAATAAATTATTTTGTAATAAACTTGAATACAAAGAATATTATAATGAGGAGCCACTTATTTTTTATAAAGAAGAAGAAACTAATATAAGAGATGGTGTAATTTACACTTTAAAAAATAATAATTTTATTGAATATTTATTAGATGATAAAGTAATACCCGATCATAAATATAAAAAAAATAAAATGTTATCACCAAATTTAAGAATGTGTGTATGGAATCGTTATTTTGGAAATAGTGAAACTGGTTCATGTCCAATTTGTAATAAACAAATTAAAGTTGGAAGAAATGGATTTCATTGCGGTCATATTATAAGTCATGCTAATAATGGTGAAACAACAATAGACAATTTAAGACCATTATGTGCTGATTGTAATAATGATATGGGAAAATTAAATTGGGATGATTATATTAAAAAAAAAAAAATTAAAAGTTTAATTTTATAAATTATTTAGAAATATAAAACATATTCTAAATAATGGATACTCATAAATTTTGGAAAACTCAGCCTATAGATATTTCTAAAAATTTATTTGAAAATAAAAGTATTGAGAATATTGATATTAATACAGTTAAAAAAGAACCAATAACTTTACAAGAACCATTTCAATGGTGTGATTTAGATATTTCTAATGAAACAGAATTAGATTTAGTTTATAAGTTTTTATTAACTTATTATTGTGATGATATTAAAGATGAGAAAAGATTTCATTATAGTCGGGAAATGTTAAAGTGGTTTTTGATGCCTCCTCATTATTATAAAGATTTATTAGTTGGTATTAAAGCAAATGGAAAACTAGTTGCTACTATTTTTGGAATTCCTATGAGTATTAAGATTTTTGATAAAGTAATTAAAATGATAGAAATTAATTTTTTATGTATTCATCAAAGTATTCGTAATAAACGTTTAGCACCTGTATTAATTAAAGAAATAACTAGAAGAACTAATTTACATGGAATATTTCAAGCATTTTATACAGCATCTCATGAATTACCAAATACATTAATGAAATGTGTATATCATCATAGACCTTTAAATGTTCCTAAATTAATTGATGTCGATTTTATGTCTAAACCATCAAAAATATCTATTCAAGGATATTCCAAATTATTTAAAACTATAGAAAAACCGACAATTAATATTAGACCTATAGAAGAAAAAGATTTTACAATTGCTTGTTCCATGCTTAATGATTATCATCAAAAATTTAATATTTCTATATTATTTGAACAAGAACAATTTAACCATCATTTTTTATTTAAAAAAAATGTTATAGAATCTTATATAGTAGAAACAAATGGAATCATTACTGATTTTATATCTTTTTTCTTTATTCCATCTAAATTATTAACAAATCCAAAATATTCAGAAATAAAAAGAGGATTTTTATATTATTATTTTAATACAGAAACTGATTTGGATAAACTAGTTGATAATGGTTTATATTTTATGAAACAAAATGGTATGGATGTAGTAAATTGTGTTCAGCAATATAATAATAAAGAATTTATTGATAAATTAAAGTTTATGGAAGGGACAGGTGGATTAAATTTTTATTTTTTTAATTGGTTATGTCCTCCTATTAAATATTCGGATATGGCTATTATAATGATTTAATTATTTTTTAGTATTTCTACCTTTACTTTTAGGTGGAGGTATAATAATTTCTTCTTCTTCTTCTTCTTCTTGTTCTTCTTCTTGTTCTTCTTCTGAAGAATCTTCTATTTCAGAATCTTTTTCATATTCTATTTCTTTATTTAGTTGTTTACTATTTTTTTCTTCTATTTTATTTATTAATAGTTCTTGTTCTCTTACTTTATTATTTAACAATTCAATTTGTTCTTCTAATCTGACCATACGTTCATTCATATAATCTTTAAAATCTTTTTGATGTTTTTCTAGAGAAATTATAATTGATGCTTTAAAAAAGATTGGTTTAGAATGATATGAAAAGTTAATTTTATATTCTTCATATGGTTCAATAAATTCATTTTCAATACTCATTTCATTATTAGAATAATTATTAAATGATTTTTTAATAATTTCTTCATATTCTTCTTTAATAATTTCAGGAAAACTAGATTTATTTACACTACCACAAAAATAATGATCGTTGTTGTCTATTTTAAGAACATTGTTAGAATATGTAAAAAGCATTTAGATATTTTATTTATAAAACAATATTTATTTTTATCAATTTTTATAAAAAATTAATAAAAAATCATTCTAATTACACTATTATACAAATATTTCATACTATAATGTCAATTATTCAATCATGTTATTAAACACCCATATTATAGAACTGATAAAATTATTAATGATCTTTCTATGATGGGTGGATGGAAAAAAATAATGATAATCAATTTATTCGTGAATATGAGCTAGTTTCAGGAATAATTTTGTAAAATAATTTTTATTTATAGAATTTAATAAACCATGTTTGAAATAATTAAAAAAAATTGATTTATAAAAAATTTATATTAAATATAATATGATAAATGACTACAAAATCATATTATAAAATGATACAGTTACATAGTGATAAATTTATTGACACTATGAATAATGATAAAAAATTTGTATATTATACCGATATTTATGGTAAATCATTTTTAACACATTCTATTATTCATGATAATTTTGATGCATATCTATCAATGATTCAACATGCATCATTTAAATCGGATATGAGTAAACCGGATATATCTAGACATTTTTTAAAATATATAGCAGAACGTGTAACTGAATGTGAATGGGAAAGAAATAGAAGATATATAGATGCTTTATTTGATATTGATTATAATTTTACAATTGACAATTTAATGTATTTTAAATCAACTTATAATATTTTTATGGAAATTTTATATAGAATGAATAATATAGATTATACAAAAATATTAGAAAGAATTCATATTTTAGATGATGATATTCAAATAAAATTATTAGAATTAATTATTAAACATTATAAAAATAATAATATGGTAATACCTACAAGTAATATTGAATATTGTATTAAACAAAATATACAAGAAGGAAATATAACTTGTTTAAACATTTTATTAAAAAATGGTTATAATATTTCAATGATAAATACTGTGCCAACAATTGCATATCTATTAAATTATAGGTTTAATAATCATTTAATAACTTATTTATTAAGTCAAAATTGGTATTATAATTTAAATTTTTTTGATTATATTGGAAAAACTGGCTATAATATTATTGAAAAATTACTAATAATAAAAGAAAATTATACTAGATTTAAAATACAATTTGAAACAATTAAAGATACTAATAACTTGTATTTTGATAGTATTGTAATGAATGCATTAACTAATTTTAATGGAATAAATAATAATAATTATTATAACCCAACAAATTTAGTAAAAATTATTAAATGTATTTATTTTTTACTTGATTTGGCTAAAGAAAATAATGTAATTGATATGATTTCGTCCATATCTAAAAAATTTTATACTAAATCCATAGAAATATATAATACACCAACAACAACACCAATAAACACAAATTACACAGACAAAATAAAATATTATTTAAAAGAATTTATGAAAATAATGGTTGCTTCTAAACAAACACAAACAGACGATTTTAAAAATTTACTTACACTTGTATTTACAAAAAATGAACTTGAACAAATTTTAATTTAATATTTTATAAATTATTATTTGATGTATACAATAAACTTATAACTGTTAATATAAAATATATTATAATAGATATATACGTCATTGATACTCTTGAAACTAAGTAAGGCCAATATGGTAAAAAATTAATAATTATAAGAGCAACGATTCCTAATAAATAGTTGATATAATTTATTTGTAAATATTCTTGTATATTTATTAATGGATATAATAAAGCTAAATGAAAAATATAACTTAGTAAAATAAATAATAATTTTAGTTTAGCAGAATATGTTAAATAAATTAAATAAGTATCTAATGTTCCAATAATAGCAATACATATAAATACATAACTAAAATATTTTATTAATTCTTTTTTGTAAAATATAATATATAATGAAATAGGAACTAATACCCACGATAATTGACCCTTCATCATATGTTTAAAAAAATCCTCATTAATCATTTTAATATATAATTATTATTACAAAATAAACTTATAAATGTTAATATTACATATATTATAATAGTTTGATATGTCATAGAAATTCTTGATACAGAGTAAGGCCAATACGGTAAACAATTAATTATTATAATAGTAAGAATTCCTAATAAATAGTCTATATAATTTATTTGTAAATATTCTTCTATATTTATTAATGGATATAATAAAGCTAAATGAAGAAAATAACTTGGTAAAATAAAACATGAACGTATAATAAAATTTTTTTCACTTAAATGATATGAATAAGTTACAATTGTTCCAATAATAGCAATACATATAAATACACAACTAAAATATTTTATCAATTCTTTTTTATAAATTATAATATATAATGAAATAGGAATTAATACCCATGATAATTGACCCTTCATAATCTCTTTAAAAAAATCTATAATATTCATTTTAATATATAATTATAATTATAAAATAAACTTATAAATGTTAATATTACATATATTATAATAGTTTGATATATAAAAGTTTCTCTTGATACTATATAAGGCCAATATGGTAAAAATTTAATTATTATAAAACCAACAATTCCTAATAAATAGTTTATATAATTTATTTGTAAATATTCTTGTATATTTATTAATGGATATAATAAAACTAAATGAAGAATAACACTTGTTAAAATAAATAATTTATTTTTTTCAGGATATTTAAAATAAAATAGATAACTATCAATTGTTCCAATAATAGCAATACATATAAATATATAACTAAAATATTTTATTAATTCTTTTTTGTAAAATATAATATATAATGAAATAGGAACTAATAACCATGATAATTTTTTTTTCATAATATTTTTAAAAAAATCAACAATATTCATTTTAATATATAATTATAATTATAAAATAAACTTATAAATGTTAATATTACATATATTATAATAGATTGATATATTATAGTTTCTCTTGATATTATATAAGGCCAATATGGTAATATTTTAAATATTATAAGACCAACAATTCCTAATAAATAGTTTATATAATTTATTTGTAAATATTTTTGTATATTTATTAATGGATATAATAAAGCTAAATGAAGAATAACACTTGCTAAAATAAATAATTTATTTTTTTCAGGATATCTTAAATAAAATAAATAACCATTATTTGTTCCAATAATAGCAATACATATAAATACATAACTAAAATATTTTATCAATTCTTTTTTATAAATTATAATATAAAATGAAATAGGAATTAACACCCATGATAATTGACCTTGCATAATTTCTTTAAAAAAATCTATAATATTCATTTTAATATATAATTACATTGTATAAAATAATCTTATTAAATAAATTAGTTTTGTATATTTTTTGGTCTATTTGGTCGCCATTCTGGTTCTGTGAAACAACGTATTATCGTGTTTTTTGCAAGAATTGCTTCCATCATTTCATCGTCACAAACTTGATACTCTGTTCTAGTCTTGTCAATATTAGCTTCATTCCGAACTAAGGGATAAAGTGTCCACGATAAAGCAGCATCTGATTTATTATTGTGAATACTACAATAACCTTTGTACTCTCGACTAGTTTTTTGACAACATAATGTCGTGCACTGTTTATTTATCATTGATTTTGTTAGCTCGTCTAGCATATTAGTAATAGTTTTTGTTTCATCAAGAACAAATAATTCTTGTGACATAAAATATATTTGCTCATTTATTATCTCATAAATAGTTCTTGGGTCGCATATACGACAATGCGCACATGCTAAAGAATTTACTCGTTTATCTATGATGCTTAGTGAAGCATCTCTATTTGCAGTAGCTTTAAGCTGTAACTCTTTGGCTATCATTTGACGTTTTTTTGCAACTTCTAACCAATTATGAACATCTTTCTTACTAGCAAAGTACACGTTATACCAACTTTTTTTTGCACAATACTGAAATGATTTAGATACTTGTTCTAGGCGGCATAGAGATACTGCATTAAGCATATTAATATGTTTAAAAATTTCTATTACTATATCATACGATAGTGTGTCCATAGTGGGTGCAATTTTATTAATTATAATTTAATTAAAATAATTAAATTATAATAATTCAATTTTTATTATTGACTTTAATATTTATTTATAATCTGACCTTTTGTAATTTTAGGTTCAACTGTATTTAACATAATATAATCTTTACGTTTCTTATTATTACAAATATTTAATAAAATAATATAAGTCATTAAAAGTAACATTATAAAATTATAAAAATATATATTATTTAATGTAATAATTATATTATTGATTGTGTCTTCGTTAATAAATTTTATATAAATAGTAGTAAAATTTTCTGAATAGATATAACTCATTACTTTATAATAGAATAAATTTTAATTTATTTTTTTTATTATTAATTTTAATTTATTTTTTTATTATTAATTTTAATTTATTTTTTTATACTTTAATTTTTTATTTTTATAAAAAACAATAGGTTCTGGATGTATTAAATAAATAAGAAGGAATCCAAAATATAAAATTAAAATAAAATTATAGTAATTATCCATTATTAAGTATTATAAAAACATTTAAAAAAATATATTTATTATTATTTAATAATGGATATAGAATCTTTTGTCTCTTTAAAAACTTTACCCGAATTAGAAACGTTATCAAATGAAATAATAAATATAATAACAATTTTATCTAATGGAAAAAAAATAATTAAAAATAATAATAAGGGAAATCAGTTATTAAAAAATCCAAAGATTCAATTATTAAAAGATAAAATAGAAAATAAAGTTAATTTAATTTTAAATAAATTATCAGAATTAAATATTAATAATCTTTTAGTTGAATTTGTAGAAACAATAGGTAAAATTAAAGAAGAAGAATTTAATGATATACAAAAAGCATTTTATCAAAAGATGCAATCCGATATATCATTTATTAAAATTTATATTGATTTCTATAAGTTAATTTCACATGTTTATATTTTACAATTTAATTATTCAAATAAATATATGATTAATATTATCGAATCTAAATTTTTATATGATTATTATGATATTGAATATACAGAAAAATTTAATTTTTTAATGGAATACGAAGATGCAAATAATTTTATAATTTCAGAAAATAAACGTATTAATCATTTAATTATAATTAAAAATATGATATATTCTAATATATTAAACAATAATTTAGAAAATATAATTACAGAGAAATTACTTGAACAAAAAAAATATTATGCGGATATTTATTATTGGTTACAAAACAAAAAACTAGATGATACAATTAAATTAACTATTAAAAATATTATTATGAATAATACATTACCATTAAGAGAAAAAGTATTATTAGATAATTTAATATTAGATAATAAAAATACAGAAGTAAAAGGTGATGTAAAATCGTTATCTACTCCACAAATAAAAGAACAAAATATTAATTCTGATACATTAGCAATAGAATCTGAAAATGTTATTGAAGAATATTTATTTATGGAATCAATTGATGAAGTTAAAATATTTATTGATAGTAGATGTAAAGATGCAATATCAAAAAATAAGTTTTGTCAATATTTATTTAATAAATATTTTGAATCAAATATTGAATCCACATTTAAAATGTTAGAATTTATAAAAACGTTAGTTAAAAAACAAATATTATTTAAGAGTAATTTAAGTAGAGGATTATTACTTTTAAATAATAATTGGAAAGATTTAGTTGATGATTTTAATAATCCAGATAAAAAAATGAAAGAATTATTAATATCACTTAAAAATTTAGGTATTACCAAAAATTTAGAAAATTTATTACAATTTCATAAAATAGAATATGTTTCAGAATAACTTTATAATATTTCTATATTTCCATTAGGTGATGGACCTAAAAATAAATATATTTTTGCAATACACCCATATAATTGTAATAATGTATCAATACCACCATTAACTCTAATATAAGATAATGAAATTATTTCATGTATTTTTAATTTGGTTGTTTCTTTTATTTTTAAATCTTTTTCTAAAAGACATTTCATAAAAGTTAAAAGGATATCATTTGGATAATATCCTTTTAAATATAATTCTTTTGTAATTTCAATAGCTTCAATTAAATTCCCATTAAGACAATCATTAATAATTTGTTCAATATAAATAGGTTTTGGTTTATCAATCATTATATAAATATTATCTGTTGATAATTTACCAAATGTATAATAAATACATTCTAAATTATTAATAGATTGTCTAATATCCATATCAGAAATAAATATTAAATTTTCAATTCCTTCTTCATCATATTCAACATTTTCTTTAATACAAATATCGTGAATTTTAAAATATAAATCTTGTTTACTAATTCTTGGATATTTAATAATCATACAAATAGATTGAATTGATTCTATTATTTTAGTACAATCGTTGCATATAAACACAAATCTTGTATTTTTTCTAAATTCAGAAATTATATTAGCTAATAAATTTTGAGCTTTTGTAGTAATAGAATCACATTCATCTAAAATAATTAATTTATTAGTTCCATCTGTTTTCTTTTTACAAAAAGGATAAATTGTATTATTAATCATAAATAAACCTCTATCATCTGATGCATTTAATTCTAAAACATATTCATTATATTGTTTCTCATTATAAATTTGTTTAGCTAAACAAATAATTGTTGATGTTTTACCAGTTCCTGGTTCGCCAGTAATAATAAGATTTGGAATATTTTTTGTTTCTAATATTTTGTCAATCTTTGTTTTTATAAACGGATCTAATAATATTTGTTCGGAATTAATAGGTCTATATTTTTCAACCCAAGGTAATTTAATTTCATTTACTTTATTTGATTTATTTTTAACTCTAATAAAGCCTTCAAACATATTAGCATTTGTTATTACCATTATATCATAGTTTAAATTATTTTCTTATATAATTTTAGTAAAATTATATAAGTTTATAAAACTAAAAAATTAAAATAAGTTAGTAAAATCTTTATTAATGCCCGCACTTAAAGTTTTATTAATGCCCGCACTTAAAGTTTTATTAAAGTCCATATTTAAAGTTTTATTAATAATATCAGTATTTAATTTTGAACTATATTTATCAAAAATATATGAAGATAATTCAATATTGGCAATAGGATTATTAGTCTTTGTATGTTTAGTAGACATATATATATTATATAATATACAAGCTATTATTAAAATGAGTATAACTATAATATATCTATAATCATTTGTTGATTTAATTATTAGTTCATGTTTATTTAATAAAAATATTAGAATTTGTTGAAATATCATTATATAAGCTAATATTGGTAATCCCGGAAAATTATTAATTAAATAATTTTTAATTGCAAATATACTATTTTTTAAACTAATAATATGTGTAAATATTATTACATAAGATAACATTTTTAAATAATACAAGTAATTATCTATATTTGTGTCTGTTTTATTAACAAATAAATCATAAATTAAATATATATATATTAAAATACTAACAATTAATAGTAATTTTTGTATTATAAATATAATATTTAAAATATTATCTATTTTTTCTTTTTCTTTTTTAATTTCTAATAAACTAGTTAAATCATTAGATTTATTATTAATTAAATCATTAATTAATATAATATCATTATAAGGTAAATTATTAATATTCTCAATTTTAAAATTTATTTTTTCAATAATACTAAAAATATTATAAAAATTATCATTAATAATGTTTTTTAATTTTTTATTTTTTTTTAATAAATTAATAAGTTCAATAAATAATAAATTTTTTGACAAATTTTTTATTATATCTTTTATATTATCCATATATATATTAAATGATAAAATTATTTTAATTAAAAAAGTTGAATTATTTTTTATTTATTTTATAAGTTATAAAGTTAAAATGGAACAACATATGTGTAATAATTATGAAAAAAGTGATACAAATAATTTTATTATTATTTTAACTATTATTTATATTATATTTATCAGTGTAATAATATTTATTAAACAATCAATTATCATAGTAGTTTCTGGAGAAGTTCCAGAAGAAGTTCCAAAAGAAGTTCCAGAAGAAGTTCCAAAAGAAGTTCCAGAAGAAGTTCCAGAAGAAGTTCCAGAAGAAGTTCCAGAAGAAGTTTCCAAAGAAGTCTATGAGAAGCGTGCTTTTATTGCTATAAAAAAATATGGTGATGCATATGTAAAATTAAAAGCACTTGGTGATATATTTACACATAATTATCGGTATCCTTCAAATGTATGGATAATTGATTCACATGAACGTAATGAGTTAATAAATAAGAATGATATATACAAAAGTTATAGCAATATATATGCAACCCATAGACATAATTTTATTAAAAATATATTTCGTGACGAACGACAAAAGTATTATGAAGAAGAACTAGCTATTGCTCGTACAGAAGCAATAGATGCTATGAAAAAAGCAAATTTATTTGATGATTTATTTATTAATTAATCAAAACTCATACTTTTTAATAATCTAAAAAATTGAATTATTTTTTTTTTAATTATAAAATATAAATATAAGGTTAAAATGGAATTCGAACAATGCGATAAACAATATTACTATACCAATATTTCGTTTTATGAAAATATTATTAGTTTGTTTATTATTTATATCATAGCTATCATTATAATAGTATTTTTTATTAAAATACCAGTAGAAGTTATGAAGGAAACACTTGAAGAAAATTTATTTGTTGAAGAAAAAGAATTACTTTCTAAAATAGAAGAAGAAGAATTATACGATAATGTTGAAGAAGAAATACTTGCTAACGAAGAAAAATTACTTGTTAACGAAGAAGAATTGTTTGATAATGAAGAAAAATTACTTGATACTGAAGAAGAACAATTACTTGATACTGAAGAAGAATTAATTGCTACTGAAGAAGAATTAATTGCTACTGAAGAAGAATTGCTTGCTAATGAAGAAGAATTATTATTGGCTAATTATAATAAAAAACAAAGAGGAATCGCATTACAAGAAGCATATAAGGAAAAACTAGATGTTCTTCTTAAAAAGAAAAATGAAATTAACACAAAATTAGATAATTTTAATAGATGTGGATACAATTTATTTTTTAATACAGATAGTAGTGGTTTATCAGAATCCGTAGTTAATAAAATATTATTATTAAGAATGATACATATTAATATATCAAAATCAATTAGTAATGAAATGCCATCAAATGAAGAAATACTAAGAACCGCAAAAAAAGCAGGTATATTTGATTCACCTTATGATATATTAGAATTATTAAAAATAAAAACAAATGCATTTGATAATGCTCATCCATTTTATAATGAATATAAAGAGGTATTATCAAAAATTTAATCTTAAGCTACTAAAAAATTGATTTATTATTTATTTATTTTATAAAATATAACATTAAAAAATGGAACTTCAAATGTGTAATATTTTTGAAGAAAATGATACTTTATGCAATAAACAATATAATTATGAAAATATTTACTATAATTTAATTATTATTAGTTTGCTTATTTATAGCACAATTATTAGTGTAATAATTTTTATTAAACAACCAGTGGAAATAATCAAAGAAGTTCTTGTAGATGTAATCAAAGAAGTGGAAGTAATCAAAGAAGTGGAAGTAATCAAAGAAGTGGAAGTAATCAAGGAAGTGGAAGTAATCAAGGAAGTGGAAGTAATCAAAGAAGTGGAAGTAATCAAAGAAGTGGAAGTAATCAAAGAAGTTCCAATTGAAGTAACTAATAAAATTGTAACAGAAGAAAATAATGAAGAAGAATTATTGCTTGCTAATTATAATACAAAAGAAAGAGCATTAGCATTACAAGCAGCATACAAAGAACAACTACAAGTTCTTTTTGAAAAGCGAATGAATATTTTAAAAAATTTGTCAACATTCAAACCTTTATCAAATGATGAACTAAAATCATACAGCGGATGGTCTCTAGAAACTTTATTTTCAAATTACACAATTCAGTATACTCAATCAAAAACTGTTAATAATCTATTACTATCTAAAATTAGTAAAAAAGTAAGAGAATCTATGAGCAAAGATATAGAAACAATAGATGATGAAATACTAATTATATCAAAAAAAGCAGGTTTGTTTCAAGTAGATAGTGAATTATGGAATGATTTACACAAGTATATAGAGCCATCCAATCAATTTTACAATGATTATAATTTTAAATTATTAAATATGTGATTATAATTTTATAAGTTTGTAAACCTAAAAAATTGATTTATTATTTATTTATTTTATATAATATAAAGTTAAAAGATGGAACTCCAACTGTGTAAAGAAAAGTTAACATTACCAACATCATACAAAGAGCAACTACAAGTTCTTTTAAAAAAGAGAATAGAAATAACTATAAAGTTAAGAAAATTCAAATATGAAGGAAGATTTAATCTAATAAACGGCCATGATATAATCAATCTATGTGGTGGAGATTCTTCAAATGAAATTATTAAATCACTAACTATTAACGAACTTGTAGTATATATAACAACTGAAGAAATGTTAAAAACCATACTACAAGATATGGCAACAATAGATCAAGAAATACTAATTGTAGCAAAAAAAGCAGGTTTCTTTGAAGCAAATAGCGATTTTTTAAATAATTTACAAAAGTATATTGACCCATTAAATCCAATTTATAATGATTATAAACATGAATTATTAAATATGTAATTAAAAATTTCTAATTATAATTATAATATTATGTGTTGGAATCAAACAATATCATTGAATACATTTATATTTACTTTATTTGGAATTAATTTTGCTTATTTAAATAATGTTATTTCTATTTATGATTATATATTTTATCTTTTATTTAGTTCAATACAATTATTAGAATATTTTACTTGGGGTAATTTGAATGATAAAAAAGTAAATAGATTTTTATCACAAATAGGGATGTTTATAATATTTATGCAACCAATTTTATTTATAAAATCACTTAGTAAAGTAGAGTCTAATATAAAAACGTTAGTAATTACATTATACATTATGTTTTTTTTGTGTTGTATTCTTTATTTTCCAATTGACTTTTCAATGGCTAAAGCACCAAACGGACATTTAGGTTGGAATTGGTTAAATTATCCACCATTAATTGTTATTATATATGTATTCTTTTATTATATATTATTATTATATGTAAAAAGATATTTTATATTTATTTTTTATGTAATGTTATTTATTGTAGTTTATTATACATATTATAAAACGAATACATGGGGCTCTTTATGGTGTTGGATAGCAAATATAATAACAATACATTTAATAGCACGAACGTTTTTAAATCCAAAATTACCAAATTGTTTATTAAATACACCATAAATCATCTCTATTAGTAATAGTCGATGGTTTTATGATTTTTAGCAGTAGACAAAGCTCATTGTGTGAGTATATGGGATATGATTTTTATCTAGAATATTTAAAAATAAAATAATTTAAAAATTATAAAAATTTTATTTTATTTTATATATGTATAATGCCTTTAAATGCACCAGAACAAACAGTACCACAACCAATGAGGTGGAGTGATTATGAAGATGATGGATCATTACCAGATATATCATGGGTCAGAGAACAACTATCAATAAAAGGAGTAATACCACCACCACCACAACCACTACCACCACCACCAACAATGAAGTCGGGTTATTATCAAACAAATATTACAAATACTGAAATTAAAGTATTTAGTTTATCTGATATTCATGGAGATATTCAAAGTTTTATTATTGCATTACGAGATCTTGCTGGAGAAGTAGGAAAAGAAGGAGTTATTAGAAAAAAACAACCTCCTACTCCTATAAATCCTAAACCAACGTTTGATAAAGAAAAAGATAAAGAGGAAAAAAAATTTAATTCAATGCATTATACAGCTTTTAGTCATGATAAATATGATGATAATATGGAATATATATTAAATTTAGATTTAAATACAGATGACGATATATATATAGCTGATTTAAATTATGAATGGTGTGGAGGAAATACACATGTAGTAATTTGTGGTGATATAATAGACCCACAAAGAAAGAGGACCTGTTTAAAAGAGGATAAGAATACACCATGTGCATATTATCCACAAATAGAATTAAAGTTATTAATGTTTATAAATGCATTAAATAAACTTGCTGAATCAGCGGGTGGTAAAATTGTTAAATTATTAGGTAATCATGATTTAGCTGCTATTATTTATCCTTCCGTTTATAAACACTATATATATGAAAAAGATATAGATTTAGGATATAGTTATTATAAAGAGAAAGGAAAAGATAAACATATTCAAAGAATAGACATTTTTAAAGTTGGAAACATAGGATTTCAATTATTAGTTGAAGGTGGTTGTGGTATATTAATTAAAATAAATAATACAATATTTGTTCATGGAGATTTATTAGAAACTTATGAATATTACAATAATTTAAATCAATTTATAAATAATCCTGCCTTTCACACAGACACAGAAGACAATCATAACATGTGGAAAACCGTATTTATAACGGAATATCAATCTTTCATATTGCGTGACGAAAATATAAAATTATATACAAAAGGTGAGCTTTATTTCAAAAAACGAAATATATTATCACAAGAACAACTTAACCAAATCATGACACAAGAAGAACTTGTTGAGTATTATAAATTACGTAATTTTGAGGAATACCTTAAAAATTCGTCGTCATTATTATGTAGAATGCGTGGGGATGACCAATTATCATCTGCTAGAGCTAAATTAAGCTTCCATGGTAATACTAGTAAGACAGAGAGTTTTTGCAAAGATTTAATATCGTCATTTACCAAGTTTGCGAGCAGCAATCGAGAAATTATAACAGAGGATACAAATGATTTAAAATTAGTTATCGGGCATTGTACACAGCATGACATTTCTACTGTAGACGGACTTTCAGGTAATGGATATAATGTAACATATGATACAAAAATTGGTGAAGATAGTGTAAAGGAAGTTTTTGGAGATAATATTTTTAGAGGAGAAGTAAATTTTAATGATAGGGGAAAAATTTTTGGTATAACTATGGAATGTCAAATACCCGAGCAACCACAATTAAGTCGTCTATATCGTGTTGATACTGGTGTGTCAAGAGATAATGATGATCCAAACGTTTCAGATAATCGATACCTCCTCGAAACCAAAATAATATATTCACATATAAGAACAGTAAAAGAAGAAAATCAATTTTTATATTCAAGAACTCCACAAATTTTAAAAATAAATGAAGATGGAAAATTTTTTATAATAAAATCAAAAATGATACATACTAGACGTCATTTACCACGACCTAATTATGAAGAACATGCATTAAAAATTCCCGAACTACAATTAGATATAGAAAAAAATAAACATTATGAACAAAAGTATTTAAAATACAAAAATAAATATTTACAATTAAAACAAATAATAAATTAAATTAATGATGATAATATATTTTATAAATAATTGTTTATTAAATAAACCATAAATCATCTATATTTTTAAAAATTGATTTTTCTTTTATTTATTTAATAACAATCAGATTAGAAAAACATGGACCAAGATAAAACATTTGTAAATTATCTAAATAACTTATGGTCTAATTCAAAACCATTTACAAGAACATCAAATACCATATTATTAACAAGTATTTCAAATAAATATTTACAAAAATTTAAAAAAATAATTATTGAAAAATATAATTTTATTAAAAATATTAGTAATTTTAATTATACTAATAAACTTGAAAAAAAAACAAGACTTGCTAAAAATGAATTAAGTAATTATGATTTTTATAATACATATATAGCATATAAAAATTTATTATGTTATAATAAAATTAATAATAAAACAATGAATAAAATTAATAAGGTATTATTAGTAAAAAAAATAAAAGATCCTTCTAAAGATATAAATAATGTTAAAAATTATCGTTTTTTACAAGTTCATTCAAAACCTTTAAAATTAATTGATAGATTATGGTGTTGTAGAATAACTAATATAATTAAAAATTTAGATACAACTATTTTCATATCAAATTTAGTAAAAGGAATGAATGATGCTACAATTATGGCAGCAGATAATAATACACGTTCAATTGAAAATGTCATATTAATTGATATTGAAAAAGCATTTGATTCGTGTGATTATGCTATTATAGAAGAGTTATTAAAATCAAACCTAAGTCGTAATTCAAATCCTATTATTGCAGAAAATCTTACAAAACAATACATGTATATTTTAAAAGAACGAGAAATATTTTTTGATAATAAAAAATATTAATTATCAAAAAGGATTACCCGTAGGACTTCCTTCATCAAATTTAGTATTTAGTTTAATTATAGATGAAATTATATTTAGATGGAAAAATCAAAATGAACATTTATTTGAAATAGGAAAAGATTTTAAATTAAATATTTATGTTGATGATATTTATATAAAATTATTTAATCTAATTATTAAAGATTCCGTTATAATTACATTAATTGATATTTTACACCTTTGCACATTTAAAACGCCGACCTAACGGCTAAAAAATATGAAAAAATGTAAAAATTTGGTTATAACCTGTCGTGGAACAGGTATGAAATTTAACAACTGCGACAAAACATTTCTGGTCTTTTCCCAGTATTAAATATAGATTTTACTATTTTTAACATATTTTGCACAGCATTCTTATCTCTGTTATGATATATTTCGCATTTATGCTTAACCGACTGACATCGTAATATACCATGACATAACTCTTTTTCTCCTTTTCTTTTTGGTTTTTTACTTGATTTTTCTAAAAACATTTCTAACTCGCTATTACAGCAATTGCAAAGTTTTGACGTTCTAAATTCATTAACCAAATATGTTTTATAACCAGCATTTCTAAATATTCTTCTAAACTTTTTGCATATTGTTGGTTCTTTTCCTTTCATATTTTCACCTTTATCATAATCACCCATTACAAATATTGTTTTATCTGGCTTACCATATTTCTTTTCAAAGTTTTTAATCATTTTACTTTCTGATTTTTGTGTATTTGTAAATGCATTTAATTTAAACTTTCTAAAAAATGATTGCTCATAATGGTTATAAAGTTGATTATTTACTTTATTCTTTTCAATACAATACAAATTAAACTTTTCAAAATTGCAACTTTTAGAGTTAAGAATAGACAAAGTTGTTTCTAATTCTTTAATGCTTTTACTATCTATCAAAGTTTCTTTATTAACATTATCAATAATTTTACTATACTTTTTATTTCGTGTTTCTAATCTTCTTTGGTTTTGAGTATATCTAAAAGTTTCTAATTCATTCTTATCATTATATGAACCACAAAAAATAAGGTCTGACATATTTGGGTCTGCACAAACAATTTTCATATTTTTTAATTCTTCTGTTAATTCTGCTTTTTCAATATAATCTATATTTTCATCTTGATAACACTTTTTATTAGCCAATGTTTTAGATAATGGTTTGCAATTTTCATCTACTCTTACAAACATTATACAACAAGAAACACCATCAGTTCTTATCATATATGAAAATGTATATTTTTGACCTTTCTTGAATACTCTATTATCCAAATTAAAAAATCTACTCCATAACTTATTATATTTATTTTCTTTTTTGTATGTTTTTAAATATTCACTTGTTGCTTCATCACCTAAAAAATTACTAATTAATGCACATGTATCAATACAAATATTTTTAGGAATTATATTTGTTCTTAATGGTAAAACATTAAATAATCTTATTTGTTTATCTTCATTTTGAATTCTTGTATTATTTAGTTGTTCAAGTTCATTAGAAATATAAAACATTGCATATAAAAAGTATTGTGTATTTGATTTGAGTTCATAATAAATATTATTTTCTTCAAATTGGGTTTTATTTGGGAATAATTTAGTTCTTTTTTCAATAATCCAATTATGATATTTTTCATTACTTGTTAGTCCATCAAATGATACCAAATCCTTTTTAACTTTATTAATTTCGTCATATAATGCTTTATGTAATTGTTTTCTTTCTTCTTTGTCTTTATTATTTTTTGTTATTTCATCTCGTTGTTTCTTAACATCAAAAATAATATTAACATATTTGTGCAGATGGTCTATAAAATGCTCTTGAATATTATTATTAACATTAGTTATCATATCAATCGCTTCATAAGCAAGAATATAACTTAATTTATCGTAATATAAGATTTCACCTTCAACAATTGTTTTAGAATAATGATTGTTGTAGAAATTTGTTAAAGTCTTTAATTGTTCAGGCATATTTTTATCGGTGTATCCGCCAGAATTACACTTGCGTTTAGTAATGACTTTAAAAATATCGCAAATAAATTCTTTATCAAGTGTTGGAAATTGTTGATTATTCCTAAACAAATCAATAAAATATAATTTTAGAAATTGGTACGAACACACAACGATTTTATTTGTTCTTATAACTAAATCATTAATAATAGGTAAATTAATGTTTTGATTTATAAGAACATTCTTAATATTGTCCTTATTTGTTTTCATAAAGTCAAAATTGTCAGCATCTTTTTTCTTTTCTTTAACTTTGGGTTTTGATTTTTTCATTTCTATAATATTACTAAACATTTTATTTTTAAATAGTTTTACGCAATTAGATTTAATATAAAAAATTGAATATAAAATTATTTAAATTAATATTAGTAATTATATTAAGATGCCACGTATAACAAAGACAACTAATAATTTTATTGATGAAGCAAAAATAGTTCATGGTGAATTATATGATTATTCAAAAACAAACTATGTTCATGCACTAATAAAAATAATTATTACTTGTAAAACACATGGAGATTTTGAACAAACTCCAAATAAACATTTAAGAGGCAGTGGTTGTCATAAATGTTCTCATTCTACTAAAAGAAAAACAACGGAAGAATTTATTGTTGAAGCAAATAATGTTCATAATAATTTATATGACTACTCAAAAACAAATTATATTAATTCTAATACAAACGTATCTATTGTGTGTAAATTACATGGTAATTTTGAACAACTTCCAAGTAATCATTTGAAAGGTCAAAGATGTCCTAAATGTTCTCATTCTACTAAAAGAAAAACAACGGAAGAATTTATTGTTGAAGCAAATAATGTTCATAATAATTTATATAACTACTCAAAAGCAAAATATGTAGATTGTGATACAAAAATATGTATAACATGTAAAACTCATGGTGATTTTGAACAACTTTATAGAGCACATATTTACAATAAAAGTGGTTGTCCAAAATGTTCTATTATAAAGAATGCAAATTTGCATAGAGGAAATAAAGATGAATTTATAGCAAAATCAAATATTTTACATAATAATAGATATGATTATTCAAAAGTTAATTATGTAAATCAGATAACAAAGGTAGTAATTGGTTGTAAAATTCATGGTGATTTTGAACAAAGTCCAAATAATCACACACATAAATCAAGCCCTCGTGGTTGTCCAAAATGTTCAACAATAGATACTGCTAATAAAAAGAGAAGTAACAAAGATATATTTATTGAACGAGCAAATAAGGTTCATAATAATTTATATGATTATTCAAATGTTGAATATAATAATTGTGAAATAAAAATAAAAATAAATTGTAAAAAACATGGTGAATTTATACAAAGACCACAACATCATTTAAATGGACATGGTTGTCCAAAATGTAATACACGTGGATTTTCTAAAATACAAATATATTGGTTGAATTTTATTTCAATATTCTATGCAATAAATATTAGTCATGCAAAAAATGATAAAGAATTTATTCTACCAAATACTCGTTTAAAAGCAGATGGATATTGTAAAGAAACAAATACTATTTATGAATTTCATGGTGATTATTGGCATGGAAATCCTCATATTTATCCAAATAATAAATATAATAATACAACTAAATGCACATTTGGTGAGTTATATAAAAATACACTAAATAAAGAACAACAAATAAGAAACTTGGGATTTAATCTAATTACTATATGGGAAAGTGATTGGATTAAACTAAATAAATGTGTTAAACTATTGCAAAGGAAATTTAGAATTTCTAAACTAAATTAGCGTCTTCTTTTGCCTTTATTTTTGCTTTGCGATTTAAATATGCTGTATGACGCCATTCTTTTAATTTTTCTGGATTTGTTTCCTTAATCTTATCCATGTATGATTTTGCCTTTTCTTTTACAATTTCACAATTCTTTTCATAATATTTTTTATTGCGTTCTGGATTTGTATATAATTTTAATTTATCTTCTAATTTCTGATTACGCTTTTTTAGTTCTTCAATTTCAGCTATTAATTTAGTTTCGTTATCTATATCAGTCATATTTTATTACTAATATAGAATATTAATTAATTTTTAAATATTTTATCTTATAATATTAAGATATAAATATGGCTTCGCACCATAAAAGTGAAGATTTTAAATTGTCAGCAGTTGAATACTATTTAGTTGGTGATAAATCACAATTAGAAGTATGTAGAATTTTTAAATGCACACCAAGAAGTTTAATGAGGTGGTTGATAAATATAATAATGAAGGTGAGATAAAAAGAAATAATAGAAAACCTATTGCTTATAAAGTTAGTAAAGAACATGTTAAATTTATAATGGATGAAATCAAAAAGAATAAAACTATTACTATGAATGAACTGAAAGATAAAATAAAAGAAAAATTTAATATTGAATTAAGTAGATTTCATATTAATAGAGTTGTAAATGACCAAAATATAACACTAAAAATAACGAGAATTAGACATGAACCACAAACAAGATTTGGAAAAGAAATTAATATAAACCAAAAATTAAAAGAATTTTATGATAAAATTAAAAAACATAAATTAGAAGATATAATTTGTATTGATGAAACAAGTATCAGCGGATTACAAAAAAGACACCATTGTTATAGTAAATTGGGTAAAAGATGCATAATAAAAACACAATCACAAGAAGTATTCAAAAAATATACTGGTATATTTGCGATTTCAAGTGAAGGCGTATTAGGTTGGTATTTATACGATAAAGGTGGTATAGATAGTGAAAGGTTAGCAGATTTTTTAGAAGCAAATATAACAGGAAAGTATAAAAATAAATTAATCATTTTAGATAATGCAAGTAGTCATAGAAATGCAAAAATAAAAGAGTTGGTAAATAAAAATAATACTTTATTATATTCCATACCATATCAACACTTTACAAATTCAATAGAAAATTACTTTAGCATGATGAAGTCAAAATTATATAAATTAGATGGATTAACACATAATGAATTAAAATCAAACATTACCAAAGTTATAAAGAATATACCAAAAGATAAATATGAAAATATAATTAAAGGAACTTATAACAGAACTGAAAAGTTTATTAAAAATCCATCAAATAGAACAAGAAAGAAAAAGAATTATTTATAAAGCATATATAAAACTCGGCGTTTTAAATGTGCAAAGGTGTAAAAATGTATGGTTTTACAGTTAATTTTGACAAATGTAAAGCAGATAAAAATTTAAATATTAAAATCTTTGGAAACTTAGAAGAAACAGATATGTATTTAGGTATACCATTTACAAGAGATATCAAAACATATACCGATTTAATGTTAAAAAAATATAAACTTGATAAATCATATAAATCTATATATGATAAACTTAAAAAAGATAATCATCCTGAAAAGAAAAAAATTTTAGGATTCTTTAATTATAAATTTAAACCGTTAATAAATAAATATAATGATAATGGCAATCAAACTTTAATTTCATTTTTTGAAAAATATTTAGTTTAATTTAATTTGTGTAATATTAAATATATAAATTTGGTAAACATGATCATCTAATATTTACTTCTTATTTTTAGATACAAATTTATTATAATTTTACCATATTAGTTTATTATTTTGTATATATATGTATATAATGTATAAAGAAAAATATTTAAAATATAAAACTAAGTATTTAGAACTTAAAAATCAATTAGGTGGTATTTCTAATACAATACAAGAAGGTGGTGCTCCAGATATTCAAGAGAATGGTTCCATACTCAATATAATAGATAGAATAAATAATGTTACTCTAAGTATTAATTATAATGAAGGAAAAATTAGTATAAACACAGCAAATGAGATAGATAATATTTGGATAGATCCATCACATGAAAGTTTTTCACAGGACAACAACTTAATTTGGATTGAAATGCTAGAAAAATTAAACGATAAGAATAAAATTATTTATAAAAATTTATTTGGAATAGCTATAAATGAATTAAACAAAAATATAACTCCTATAAAACAAAAATTAATAGAGCAACTTCAGTTTTATATTAAAACGTTAACATAATTCTATTAATAAAAAGTAAATTCTATTAAAAATTGAATTTTATTTTAATTATAAATTAAACATAATAAGCTAAACATGGACATGGATCTCCCAATGTATAATAATTATAAACAAAGTAATACTATATGTGATGAGCAATTTAATTATATTATTATTAGTTTTCTTATTAGTTATGCTATATTTATTAGTATAATAATGTTAATTAAACAATTTAAAGTTCAAGAAACACAAAAAAATAATGAAGAAGAAATATTGCTTGCTAATTATGCACAAGAAAAAGCATTAGTTTACAAGGAACAACTATCCATTCTATTTGAAAAACAAATAATCAATTATAAAAAATTAAATACATATTGGAAGGAAGGAAGATGTATGAAAGAAGGACATTTACTGAGAGAAAAGATAAATGGAACATATACTATGGATATTATAGTTAACAAATTAACTGTTAATGATTTAGTATTAGGTCTAATTGAAGATAAAGTATATCAATCCATTATTAAAGATATACAAACAACAAACAATGAACTATTAATTATTGCAAAAAAAGCGGGTTTATTTGAAGAAAACAGTAATTTATTAGATGATTTGCAAGATTATATAAAGCCAACAAATCCATTTTATAATGAATATAGAAATACAATATTAAATATGTAATGCAAACATATACTTAAAAAATTGAAAATTTAAATATTTACTATTTCTGTAGATATTTATATGTAATTTTCTATCCCAATGCAAATAAGTGAGATTGTAAGTCAATATCTAGCAAAAGTACTAACTGGAGAAATAACAGACCAACAATTTACAGAAGAACTAGAAACTAAAATTATTAATACCAATATTCCTAGGAGAGAAATATCTACTGAAGGAGCTAAAATCTGGGAGGAAATAGTAGATGAAGCAACCAGACAGATAGAAATGTTATGGAATGAAAAAAAAATATCTTGTTATTTAAGACGTGAGATAGCGGATGATTTAATAGTTTTAAACATTGGAATGATGATGACGCATAAGCTGATATATAATGATGAACATTCAGCAATATATGAAAAAAAGTTAAAAAACCTTCGCTATTGGAATGACGAATAGACATAACTATTATTAAAAAATAATTTTAATTTAAAAATTATTTTTAAATATTGTTTTTTTATAAATTAATATTAATCTAATTGATATCCATCTATATCAAATTTTGCATAGCAATTATTTGAATAATGTCCTGTTCGACCACATCTATAACATTCATTTTAGGAACATTTTCATGAAATATTGCACCTTTCTGTGTTTCAAATTCTTTATTACAATTTCTACAATTAAATGTTTCTTTCTTTTTAGGAACACTTTTACAATGAACATTTTCATGAAATATTGCACCTTTTTGTGTTTCAAATTCTTTATTACAATTTCTACAATTAAATGTTTCTTTCTTTTTAGGAACACTTTTACAATGAACATTTTCATGAAATATTGCACCTTTTTGTGTTTCAAATTCTTTATCACAATATCTACAATTAAATGTTTCTTTCTTATTTGGACATTTGTCTGCATAATGAGCAATTTTTCCACAATCAAAACATGTTTTAATTAATTTTTTATCTTTATATTCTTCTTTAAAAATATCATTACCTGTTTTAAAAATATCCTGAACAGTTTTAATAATATCTTGTCCTGTTTTAATAATATCCTGTCCTGTTACATCTTTTGTTTCTTTACAATTATTAACAAAATGTTCTTTTCTTCCACATTGTGTACAGCAATCATTTGCTCCCCATATTTGTTTATTAATTTCACTTCTTTGTGTATTATCTAATGCTTCGGTAACATATATACCACCTCTTACATTATCTATACCATATTTACCCATATACTCGATTGTTTCTTTATTTTCATCGTAAGAACTAGCGTTTTGTATAACTTTTTCAACTGATATTGGTTTATACTTTTTTGTCCACATAGAAGCAGTCCCATTTTTATGTGATATCATACGTGTTTCAATATCATTTGATTTACCAACATAATATTTATTGTTTTCTAATTTTAAAATATATATATTTGTATGCATTTATTTATAATAATAAATTAGCTATAAATTAATTTTTAAATCAATTTTTAAATTAATTTAACATATTTTTATTTGGTATTCCTTTAATAACTTAAAATTCTATAAAAAATTGAAATATCTTTTAATTATAGATTAAATATAACAAGTTAAAAAATAGAACTCAGATGTATTGTGATTTTTTAAAGTTATTATGTAGTTTGTTTAAGAACAAAAAAAGTGGCCATATAGATATCCAAGATATTTATGAGACGCTCAGAATAGAAAACAAAAAAAAGCAGTTTATCCTAATTATTGATTATAATTATAATGCTGGAGAAATTAAGGTAATACATCCAAAATTTAAACAATATACAATTTGGAAAACTATACCTCGTCTTAATGATGATAATCTATGGGGGAATAATTGGCTATTCAGATCTAGTTGGACGGATAAACCTATTTATAAAGAATTAATTGAAACAGCTATAACTGAATTAGAAAGAGATAATTCTACAATAACTCCCATGAAAAAACAATGTATAGTTCAACTTAAATTTTATATTACTCACTTATAAATGTATATATTTTAGCTACAAATCAATTTGTAAATCAGTATTTACTTATTTATTTTTTGTGTTAAAAATATTTTTATATGGTATTTCTTTATGACTAATTATAAAAAATTGAAATCTATTTTAATTATAGATTAAATATAATAAGTTAAAAAATGGAACTCTCTATATGCGACTATAAACAATTTGATACTCTATTTGACGAGCCATATAATTATATAATTATATTATTATAAGTTTCCTTATTGTTTATAGTACGTTTATTACTATAATACTATTAATTAAACAATTATTTGATGTAATTAATGAATTTGAAATAGAAAAAAATAATGAAGAAAACATATTACATGCTAATTATAACACACAAGAAAAAGCATTAGTATATAAGGAAGAACTATCAGGTCTTTTAGAAAAAAAAATAAACATTTATAAAAAATTAAATACATATTGGTTTGAAGGAAGATGTAAGAAAGAAGGACATTTACTGAGGGAGAAAATAAATGGAACATATCCAACCGACATTATAGTTAACAAATTAACTGTTAATGATTTAGTATTAGGTCTAATTGAAGGCAAATTATATCAATCCATTATACAAGATATACAAACAACAAATGAAGAAATATTAATTATTGCAAAAAAAAGCGGGTTTATTTGAAGCAACTAGTGATTTATTAGATGATTTACAAGACTATATAAAGCCAACAAATCCATTTTATAATGAATATAGAAATACAATATTAAATATATAATCATATATTTATTTATTTTATAAAATTAATCCAATCTATACAATTAAATGTTTCAAATTCGTTAATCACAATCACAATCCATACAATTAAATATTTCTTTTTTATTTGAACAATTGTCCGAACAATTACCATCTTTCTGACAATCAACCCATGTTTTAATTATTTTTTTTTTAATAATTTCTTGTCCTGTTAGATGCTTTGTTTCTTTACAATTTTTAACATCATGTTCTTTTCTTCCACATTGTGTACAGCAATCATTTACTCTCCATATTTGTTTATTAATTTCACTTCTTTGTGTATTATTTAATACTTCAGTAACATATAAATCACCTCTTACATTATCGATACCATATTTATTCATATACTTAATTATATATTTATTTTCATCGCGATGATTCATAGTTGGTATAACTTTTTTAACTGAAATTGGTTTATACTTTTTTGTCCACATAGAAATAGTTCCGTTTTTATGTGATTGGATACATGTTTCAAGGTCATTTGATTTACCAACATAATATTTATTATTTTGTAATTTTAAAATATATATATTTGTTTGCATTTATAATATTATAAATTAGATATAAAATAATTTTTTAAATAAATTAAATGTGTTTTAAATAGTCTCGTTTTTTTATTTTTCTTGTAAAATTTATGGCAATTCAATAGTAGATATAAATTTTTGAATAATTTCAACACTATCTTCATATCTTATACCATGATATTGTGCATATTTGTTAAAAACTATTCTTTCAAATAATATATTCTCATCTTTTTTTTTTATATAATTTGCTACAGTATTCGGTCGAACATGATTAATACCACGTTCAACAAAATAACTATATTGTCTATATAATACAGCCAATACATGAGCATCACTAAAATTAATCTCAAGAAAATCTTTAATTGTATTAATTATAAAATTTCTTTTTTCATTACATTCTTCAGTATTTTCATTTGTTATTGGTTTTGTTTCGCTTGCAGTGGAAGATAACATTTTTATCTATATTATTATAAAAAATATAAATATTATGAATATAAATCAATTTTTTAACAGTTATTTATATTCTCACTAATTATATAATTATTATGACAGAAAAAAATTTAGAAATTCATTATAAACTTATTAATAAACTTCTTATTAAAATAAAAAATTTAAATAATGAGCTTATTTTACTTTCAAAAGTAGATAAAAAATTATTTAAAAATATAATTAATCAAAAAGGTGGAACATCTATTGTAAATAATATAAATAATAGTGTACTTAATATAATTAATATACAAAAGATGTTAATTAAATATAATAGTTATATTAAAGCCTATACTGAATTAGTAGAAAAAAAATATTTACAGTTTAATATTTTTTTTACTATTCTTACTGAAATAATTAAATCTATAAATATAACTCCTAATAAAAACGTTATTCCTATTTCTCAGGGAATAAATAATGATGATATGAAAATACTATCTGAATTAACAAAACCTAAAAAATTAATACTAGCATCTTTAGATAATCCTAAATACCAAGATGTTATTAATAAAATAGGAAAAGATATAGTAAAGAAATTTATTTTAAAATATTCTAATAAAAAAATATAAAATTAAAAAAATTTGATAAAAAGAAAGTTTATTTTAAATACTTATATAATTAATGAATTATTTATCTGATGATGAAGACAATACTAATACACCCACTGAACCTACTTTTGATGAATTATATCCTCAATTTGATGAAGAAATAGATGAAGAAATGATGGAAATTATTAAAAAACACGCAAGTAAAGAAGATAATTTTTCTTATCAAGTAATAGAAAAAGAAAAAACAAATTTAAAAAAAGATAATTTAAAAAAAGATAAGTTAAAAAAAAATAAAACACTAACTGAATTTATTAAAGAAGAAGAAGATAAAAAACCAAAAAAATGGTCTAGTAATCGTGCAGATAATAAAAAGAAAAATGATGATACACCAAAAATAATAAAACGACAATTTAATCCAAGACTTCCTCCATTTAGAATTATTGAAAAAAAACATGAAATTGAAACTAAAATAAATAATTTAGAAGAAGGATTTCCTAATTTAATAACTTAATAATTTTTTATACTATCATTTCTGCTTTAATAGATGAGTAACAATTATAATTTAATATTTCAATATCTTCCCATTTATATTTTTCTAAAGAATAATAAGAATTTTTTATTTGTATTTGTGGTAAATCATTTGGAACACGCTGTAATTGTTCTTTAACTGCATCTAAATGAGTTTCGTAAATATGACAATCACCCATTAAAATATTTAATTTATCAGGATAATAATTAGTTGTTTCTGTTCTTACATTTAACGTATTACAAATTAAATGTAAAAATAATGCATTTGATGCAATATTAAAAGGTAAACCTAAAAATTCATCAACACTCCGTTGATACATATTCATTGAAACCATTTTATTAATCCCAACTTCAGAAACATAAAATTGAATAATTATAGAATGACATGGATAAAGTACACCTTGATTTGCTATTGATGGATTATAATCAGTTAATAGTATTCGTCTACTTGATGAATCGTGTTCTAATAAATACAATACATATTCTAGTTGATTATATCCTTTTCCTGTATAATCAGAAGCACAACCAGTATATTCGGCTCCAAAATGTTTCCAATTAAAACCATACAAAGGACCCATATCACCTTCTTCATAAGGTAAACCACATTTATTAATAAATTCTTTAGTTGTATTTGGTTTCCAAATGTTAACACATTTATTTTCTAAAAGCTTGCTATTAGTTTGACCGCGAATAAAAAATAATAATTCTTCAAAAATACCACGTAGAAAAACTTTTTTAGTTGTTAAAAGTGGAAATCCTTTACTCAAATCAAATGAAAGATTTTCGGAAAAAATAGAAAAGGTTTTTGCATTTCTTGTTTGACGATGTTGTCCGATCATTGTTTTTTTTAATAAATTTAAATATTGTAATTCTTGATGTTCTGGAATTTTATAATGATATATAGATACTTCTTTTTTATGACAACTATTTTTTAAATATGGTTTATAATCATCCAAATTAATATCAAGATATACTTTATTTATACCATCAATTACTTCTTTATTAATTACACTAATATAAATATTATCAATTATATTTTTATATTTAGATAAACATTCTTCGATTAAACTTTTACCACCAATTACAAATATTTTAGCATTATTATCATAAGGAATAGATTTAATAAATTCATCAAATGAATTAAAAAGTAAATCATACTTACTCCCTTCTAATGTTTTAGAAATTACTACATTCGTTATTTTTAATGTTTTAGAAATAACTACATTAGTTCTATCAGCTAGTTTATTTGGTAGTGATTCAAACGTTTTTCGACCCATTACAACATAACTATTATTGAATATATCGGTTGTAATACTTTTAAAATTGTCCATATCTTCTTTACATTTTTCCCAAGGTAATTGATTATTAATTCCAAATAATTTTTCTGGCGTTATTGCAAAAATTAAGTTTAATTTCATTATATATATTTTTATAATAAAATTAAATATTTTTAAATCAATTTTTATTTAATAATTTATAATAAATTTTTTTAGTTGCTTCAACATCATTTAATGCATCATGAGCACCATCAAATTTATTTCCAAATAATTTTTCATATAAAGCTTCTAATTTAATTTTAGAACCATTCATTTGCATTGTATCTTTTGATTCAATATTTTTAAATATATTTAATATTGGATTATTATTATCATCAACAATATTAATACCATATGAACGAATATCATTTAATATTGTTGTTAAATCATATTGTAAATTATGACCGACAACATACTTACATTCTGACAAATTATTTACTAATTCATTTATAACTTCTCTAAAATCTATTCCTTCGGCTTTAATTTTGTTAATATCTATTCCGTGAATTTTAGTAGAATCGTTTGTAGGTAATCTATTTTTAACATATTTATTAACTTTTGTTATAACATTACCGTTATCATCACAAATAACATATGCTAATTGTAACATATCTTTATAAAATTCACTTGTTTCTGTATCTAAAATAATAGTATATTTTCTATCTTTTTCAACATAACGAATATATGATTTTTCAATATTATCTGGTTCAAAAAGATATTGTAAACTATTTAATTTTAAAGGATTGTTACAAATTCTATAGTTATTTTGCTCTCGTTTTATCATTAATCCAATATATTTTATAAATGATTTAATATTTAATTCTGGTTTTTTTATTTTATAATATTTACCATTCATTATATTTATAATACCTAAATATTTAATTTTTTCTTGTTCTTTTGATTCTAATAATGTATAATAAATAAGTATTTGAACGTACCATTCTAATTTAAAATCCGATTCAGAACATTTAATATCAATTAATGTTTCTTCAGTCCAATCAATTAAATCAATTTCACCTGTTAAAATTGCAACACCTTTAAATTTATGATAAACTATTTTCTTACAAATTAAATCATGATCGTTCATTATTTCTATGTATTTATCCATTTTATTTTTAATTCCATTACTTAACATATAATTAAATAAATTAAAAATATTTCGATATATTAATCGTCTTCTATCATTATTACAATTTCTACATAATGAAATATTATAAATATCTTTAATTACTAAATTATTAGCTTTTGTAGTTTGACAATTAATATAGGATTCTTTAAGAATCTTTAAAAAATGAGAAGGATATATATTTTGTTTATCTTTATTTTCTTCATTAATTATTATTAATGTATCATTATCTTTAAAAAGAATATTTTTATTTATTATTAATTGACGTGTAATATATCTATCAACAAATTCACCAAAATCAGGTTCATAACCTCCTTTTTTTATTTCTTCACTAAATTCTATTTTATTATCCAAATCAAGAGAAGTAATTAAATCAGTGCATTCAATATCAAAATCAATAATAAAATTATTTGTTCTCATTTCATCTATAACTTCGGTATTTAATAAAAGAACAATATCAGTTACACTATATTTTTGTTTAATTGTATTATTATCTATAGTTTCAAATATATCAAAAGACGGTTTAGAATTTTCAGGATTATAAACCATTTTAACATAATCTACATTTTCTTTAATAAAACAAGATATAGGTATTTCTGAATGAGTTGACATTAAATATAATCTATTTCTAGCTCTTGTAACACCAACATAAAAAAGTCTTCTTTCTTCTTCAATATTTTTAATATTATTATTTAAATGTGATGGAAAATGTTGATTACAAAAACCAAGTATAAAAACATAAGACCATTCTAATCCTTTTGATTTATGAATAGTTGTAACTGTTACTTTATTAGGTTCTAAAAATTTTTTAATATTATCACCTATTTTATCGGTAATGCAAGAAACTAATGGTATATTATGTTTAGTTAATTCTGTTTCCATAATTTTTAAATGATAACTATTTCGTGATAGAATTACAATTTCATCTAATTTAATACCTTCTTCTATTAATTTATTTATTTTACTAATTATAAATTCATTTTGTTTAGTTTCTGTATCTGATAAAATAAATTTAGGACGAAATCCTATAGTATTATGTGTTTTCATTATTTTCTTTACTTGATTTTCATTAAAATTTATTATATTATTTGCTAATTTAACTATAAGTTGATTACTTCTATAATTAGTTGTTAATGTATATGTAGAACAATTATTAAAGATATTATCAAAATTAATTAAAAAATAATTGTCGGTTCCTCTAAATTGATAAATATTTTGTGCATCATCACCAATAACTGTTAAATAACACCCGTTTTTTACAAATTCATTTAAAATATCAAATTGTTTTGAATTTACATCCTGGAATTCATCAAAAAATATGTAATTATATTTTGATGAAATTTCATTTCCATATTCCATCATTAATTTTCTACCAATTAAAACATATTCAGATAAGGATATATATGATTTTTGTTGATGAAATTTATGATATAATAAACAACAAAAAGCATCAATTGTATAAATATCAATATTAATTTTAAAATCAAATAATTTGATAATTCTTTTTTTAAGATTTTCAGAAGAATCTTTGTTAAAAGTTAAGATTAAAATTCTATTTGGTGTTGTAAAATTATCAACAAGATATTTAACTCTACATAAAATAGTTGTCGTTTTACCTGAACCAGCACCTGCTATAATTCTTATATTTTGATTTGGTTTACTAGTAACTACGGTATATTGTTCATCATCTAAATTAATTTCTTCATCGTCTAAATGAAATGTTTTCTCATTTTTTTTATAGTTTTTCATAATGTTACTTACATTAATTAGTTCTTCTTTTTTTAATTTTGTTGTCCCACCTTCTATAAATGGCGAAAATAATTTTAAATCATTAGATTTAATAATATTATATAAATTCATATATTATATTATTAAATAATTTTTTCTTTACACCTGTTTGATTTTGTAAATTTAAAGTTTTACATTTATGTTTTGATATATAAAAATATTTATTACGTTTATCTTATGCCTTTGTCAGTGCAACTAACTAGTTTGTAGCTAATCCAAATACATATAGATTCTACTTTTCTTATTTCGGTTTTGGTTTCATAATTGATTAAACATAGCATTTTCAATTTATTTTAGGTTCTCTATAAGTGTTATCATTCTCGCCTTTGTATTAATAAAAAAATCCTCCGTTTTAAATTCATCAATATCATCAAAACCTAATTTTGTTCTTATAGATTCCATAGACAGAGGAATTCGTTCGCGATTAATTATAAAAAAATGTTCCAATTCATATTTTTCATCTGTAATTACTTCAGGTATAGACTCATAATTTTCATGTATGTTATCATACTTTTTATATTTTTTATAATTAGTTTTAATAACACTTAAATCTATATTAATATTAAAAAGAAATTTAATATATTTGTTTATCTGTAATAAATACATTAAAAATTTATCTATATCATCTTTTGTTAAAATTTTTATCTTTGTTTTTAATACGGATGTATATATCAATAGCTCTACAAATGTTTTAAAAAATATGTTTATATTTAATTTGTTAGATCTAAAATAATTATTATACATTATAGGAGAATATGTATCATCACTCATATATATTTCCTTTTTGGCACTTTCATAAATAAAAGAATGGTAAAAATCAATTACATCATGTTGCCTGTCTCTAGTGTTAGATTCTCCATTGATGATTTTAGTTATCTTATACTTTTTTATTACAATAAATTGAAAACTTATTTTATGTGAATTACTATTGAGAGTTTTATATGCATACGCAAATGTATTAGATGATTTAGTTTTATTATCAATTTGAGCATCTATCTTGGTCATAATGGCTTCATTAATAGCAGCCTCCTTATCTAACTTTGCCCTCTCAGCAACCGCCGCTGCCATATTAATCACCTTCATTTTCTCATTTGTTATCTCTTTAACTACCTCATCCAATGTATTATATACGATGTAATCGCGTGGTATTGACAATTGTTCCATCATATATGTCACAGCTCTATCATTAATTGTCTTGTTCCAATCATCATCTACCACATTATTATCTTTATCCCACTGTATAACCTTCATCATCACATATTTCCTCTTCTCATCAACCGCCTTCTTATCCTCAGCAGCATGTTTGTTTTTGCCAAATAGCCATGACAAAAAAGAAGGAGGACTACCACCCTCTTGTATAATATTAGCTCCACTATCTAATTCATTTTTGAGCTCTAAATACTTAGATTTATATTTTAGATATTTTTCTTTATACATATAAAATATATTATAAAATAATATATTTTTTTAATATATTTTTATTGTTTCCCAAGAATCTAAATTAAATGTTTTCTCATTTTTTTATAGTTTTTTACATTTTATTTGATTTTATAAATTTAAGCATCTAGTTTATCATCAGGAACATGAAGTCTAATTTTAAGAAGAAAAATAGACTGTATTTTTCTCCTTTAATAAATTGTTTATTCTTGTCAATAACAATGGAAAACTAACTAATTTAATATTATATTTTTCTCTATATATTTTCCTCAGTTTTTCCCTTCTCGTATTAACATCAGTTGTCTCTTTTGTTATAGCTTCTATCTCATTTATTCTATCTTTATACACTTTAATAAATTCTTCTGTTAACTTCTTATCCTTTTTACTATCTTCTATAAACTTTAAAAGTTCATCTACAATTATTTCTATATGTAAGATCGTATGATCCAATTGCAATGGATAACGTGTAGTTATCATTTGCAACTCATCTACTATTTTTTTAATGATATCATATTGTTCTTTTAATTCTTCAGATAAATTATCATATGAATTCTGATAGTAGTCCAAAATAAAGTCGTCTTTTTTATTTTGATAATAATACAAATAAATCACAGCATGAACTAGTTCATCCGGTGGACTATCTCTTTTATAATTATGTATGTTCATAACAGCTTTTCTTGCCCATATACACTTCTCTTTTTTGTCATCTTTTTTTCTCTTAGCTAATATTGATTTATTTAGGTCATATTTCTCTTCCTTTTCCTCTTCATTGATTTGTTTATCACACAGAATATTAATATCTTTTTTAAATGGTTCTTGTAGCTTATTAACCACCGCCTTCTCACCTACCGCCTTATCAGCAGTCGCCTTCACATTAGCAGTTTGCTTAGTAGCCGCATTCACAATAGGATGTTTTTTTTAACAAATGACAAAAAAGAACGAAGACCACCACCGTCTTGTATAATATTAGCTCCACTATCTAATTCATTTTTGAGCTCTAAATACTTAGATTTATATTTTAGATATTTTTCTTTATACATATAAAATATATTATAAAATATATTATAAAATAATATTTTATTATTATTTTTAAACTGATAGTATTGTTTGTGTAAATATTTTTGTTGTTATGACACCCTCTCTACCATGTCCACCTAGGCTCGCTTACTTCCTATCGGTGCGTTAGCTTGTTCTGTAAAAAAACGAAGTCTTTCAGCCGCTTCCGCGTCCGCTTTCGCTTTTGCTTCCGCCATCATTTTCCCCTCTGTTTTCCATTGCGCTGTCGCAGCCGCCTCTGCTGCTTTCTTTGCTTCCCATTCCGCTGCCTGTCTCTCTCTCTCCGCTTTCCATTCCGCTCTCTGCGCTTCCTCTGCCGCTCTCTCAGCCGCTATTTTCCTTGTCTGTGTCTCCTCTTCTTCACCTGAATTTAATTTAATCAACTTATTTTCAAATAACGCTCTTTCTTCATTACTATTAGGAGTAATATTACTTCTCTTGAATAAAAGATGTATTGATTTTGTTTCTAGTAATTCTATTACTTCTCTAGCTGCAATATCATCGATTATATTATCAAAATAAACTACAGATAGTTTACTATTGTTTATCAAGGGTTTTATCAATTGTGGTGGTACTGTAGTATCCTCTCCATATAATTTAATCGTTAACAGAACAATTCTTTTATTATTACCAATGGCAGTTCCTAATTTTATATATTTATCTAATGATAATTGGTTTATATTTAAGGTAAGATTATATGTTGTAGTATCATTTTCCAAGCCTTTTATTAATGCTTGAAATTCTGTGTCAGATATTGACTCTATATTAATATTAAGTGTTACACTAATTGAGTCGTTTGGTTTTGTAAATGCATTAGTTATTTCTGTTGCTTTATCTGTAGTATTTCCTTCTTTACGTTCAATTAATATCTTTTCGTATTTTGTCTTTTTCCTGGACCAAGGATTTGAGGGAAAAGAGGGAAAAGAGGGCAACTGGAATTTAAGATTTTCAAACGCACCACCTTCTTGTATTATATTAGGTCCACCACCTAATTGATTTTTGAGCTCTAAATACTTAGTTTTATATTTTAAATATTTTTCCTTATACATATAAAATATATTATAAAATAATATTTTTAGATATTTTTTTGTTTTACAAGAATCTAAATTAGAATTTTTTAATGTAAAATAATCTTCATCAATTGCCTTACCCTCAAATATACTTCTACTATTTTATTTGTCTTATTGAACTACTCTCTATCCTGTATAAAGTCTGGATGGGATAAGATTATCCTCTATCATTGCATGAATTATATCAGTAATCAATTTTATTGGCATCAGCCTTTTGCTCCTTATAGGTTCCAGTGTCATAGGGCTAGTCCATGGTCCTATTTTTGTGAACAATTGTCTGATAGCCGAGCGCTCATACACAATACCGTCTTCCGCAAGGACAGGGTCCTTGAACAATTTATGTGATATGGGACAGCTTACCGTATTAATGATATAATCTATAGATTTCGGACTTATAACAGTTTGGATTGCTTTGATTATATCCTTTATCAGTAAGACTTCATGTAGTATTAATATTGTTATCTCTTCTTTTATTGGGCTTTTATTATTATTTTTTTCTAAATGTTTTATGATGGCATCGCGTTCATATACAAAACTGTCATTCGCAAGGACAGGGTTTATGAACAGTTGATTTGTAATGGGACATTTTAAAGCTAGAATGGTTTTAAAGTCCTTTGATTCTAAGTCTCTTTTATCAGCAGCCTTACCAGCAGCCGCCTTATCAACAGCCGCCTTATCAGCAGTAGCCTTATCAACAGCCGCCTTATCAGCAGTAGCCTTATCAGCAGCCGCCTTATCAGCAGCCGCCTTATCAGCAGCCGCATCAGCAGCCGCCTCATCAGCAGCCGCCTCATCAGCAGCCGCCTCATCAGCAGCCGCCTCATCAGCAGCCGCCTTCACATTAGTAGCTTGCTTAGTAGCCGCATTCACAATAGGAGGTTTTTCTTTGCCAAATGACAAAGAAGGAGGAGCACCACCCTCTTGTATAATATTAGGTCCACTATCTAATTCATTTTTGAGTTCTAAATACTTAGTTTTATATTTTATATATTTTTCTTTATACATATAAAATATATTATAAAATAATATTTTTTAATATATTTTTTATTTGTCTTATTAAACTATTCTCTATCCTGCAGAGACTGCATTTGGTCGTGGGATAATACCATCGTAAGTCATTGCTTTGATTATGTCAGTAATCAGTTGTATTGGCAACAGCGTATTATCATTTATAGGCTTATTTATCATAGGGCTCTTCCATGGCCTCGGTTTCCGTAGTTCGATAATTTGTTCGATTGATGATCTCTCATACACATTACCGTCTTTAGCTAAGACAGGATTAACAAACAATTCCATTGATATGGGACAACTTAAAGTGTTATTGAGATTATCTATGGTTTTTCTATTGATATCTCCATCACTTTTATCTATAATAGCTGCTTCTTTCATTATACTGATTATACTTTTGATTAGTAAGACTGGCTCCACCGTTGTCTCTATTATCTGCTTTGTTTTCGGGCTTTTATTACTGTTTAATCTGAAATGACTTTTGATGGCAGGGTCTTCATACACGATACCGTCTTTTGCAATGACAGGATCTATGAACAGATTTTTTGTGATGGGACATTTTAAAAGTATACCCCTTTTATTTCCAACTATCTTCGTTATTTTAACATTATAAACAGCCGACCTCATTCTTTGTTCTCTGCGAGATGCATCATCTCTAGCTTTCAGCTGTTTATTAAGTGCATCGGTTGCACTCCTTGGTGAAACTATTTCAGGATTCAAACGTCTTCTTATTTTTGCTCTTTCGGCCTCTATCATGTCCGATCTCTCGGCATCATGGTCTTCAATGCGTTGTCTTTCATATTCCTTTTTTACATAACGATTTATTTGTTTGAGTTCTGATTGCTTTTTCATATTATTAAACATACTAATATCTTTATCAAATGCTTTTTTTAGCTCAGTTTCCGTTGGGGGGGTTCCAAATAAAGGGTATTTTTCTCTTTTTCTTTCCAACCAACGGTATGCTATTCTTATAATTTGCATAAATTCTGGATTATTTTCATCCCTGCCTAATGACGCAATATTATATTCCCATTCAAATGCAGGAATTGCCATTTTAAATATATCATTAACTCCCTCTTCTATTCTATTATAAAGCTCTATCTCTAATTGTCCCTTATAATTAAACCGTTCATCTACTATTTTATTTATATCCTCGAACGAATACGGATCCGGGTTCTTATGTTCATCCATATCGTATATAATTGCATCTTCAACATCATTCTGAGATACTATTGCTTTTTTAATAAATTGTTCGTACAACCAATAGAATGCTATTCTTTTAATGAACTTAAGTATGTAATCTCTTAGTTTACTACCATCATTACTCATAAATTCAGTATTTGTCATATTATGAATATTTTCTACATATTCTAGTAATCGATCACTATTTTCATTCGCCCATTTCAATTTTTGATTATCCTTAAAACGAATCATAAAAATATGTGCTTCAAGTGCGTCAGCAAACGCCGCATTGACTTTTAACAGACTGTTCTCTGTTTCTGTATCATTCTTTTTTTTTAGAACATCTAAAAAATGAGTTAATTCTTTAAGCGCAACCTCAGCATTTTCCTTTGCTATTGCCGTTTCTTTATTTTTATAGGTCTCTCCAAATATTATACTCATACTCACAGTCACACTAGCCACATCCTTCAAAAATTTGTTTACATGAGCCACTTTATTTGGATAATTATCCAAAAACATTTTAAGTGCCGCCGCCTTCTCAGCAGCCGCCTTCTCAGCAGCTGCATTCTCAGCAACCGCATTCTCAATAGCCACCTTCTCAGCAGCCGCCTTCTCAGCAGTCGCCTTATCAGCAGCCGCCTTATCAGCAGCCGCCTTATCAGCAGCCGCCTTCTTAGCAACCTCTTTTGGAAAAAAATAATTGAAGAAATTAGGAATTATAGTACCACCCTCTTGTATTATATTAGCTCCACTATCTAATTGATTTTTGAGTTCTAAATACTTAGTTTTATATTTTATATATTTTTTTTTATACATATAAAATATATTATTAAATAATATTTTTAATATATTTTTTTGTTTCCCAAGAATTTTTTTATAATTTTAGCATATCGCATTCTATAAATAGTAAAATAAATTTTTAATCATTAGATTTACTAATATTTTTTTACATTTTATTTGATTTTATAAATTTAGTATTTAGGCGTCTGGAGGATTCTCGAACGTGTCTATAATAATTTTTCTCGCCGTTTTCTTTACCTCTTCTATCTCAGATTTGTCAATGTCTAATTTTCTTATTAAAGGACTATTATCAATATATGTGTATAAATTTGGTAACTTTCCTAGAGCTGATTCTACGTCAATTGAATCATCAAGTAGTCTATTTACTTGATTTATTACAAGTGCGGTAATTAGTTCTATATTGTCTCTTCGAGTAGCATCCGCCCGAATAAGACTTCTCTTAACAAACGCCTTCTTCGCAGCCCTCTTAGCCGCCTCCTCAGCAGCCGCCGCCTTCTCAGCAGCCGCCTTCTCAGCAGCCACCGCCTCCTCAACCGCCGCCTTCTCAGCAGCCACCGCCTCCTCAACCGCCGCCTTCTCAGCAGCCACCGCCTCCTCAACCACCGCCTCCTCAGCCGCCTTCTCAACAGTCGCCTTCTCAGCAGCCCCAAAGGGTGGAACAACGGGTGGCGCATAGGGTGGCACATTAGAGGACGGATTATTTTGGTTATCTATACCCCTAGATATCACTACCTCACTAGGTCCTCGTTTTTGGCCAAATGGCCATGATGGCAAAGGTGGTAAAAAATAAGGAGGACTACCACCCTCTTGTATTATATTAGGTCCACTATCTAATTGATTTTTGAGTTCTAAATACTTAGTTTTATATTTTATATATTTTTCTTTATACATATAAAATATATTATAAAATAATATTTTTAATATATTTTTTTTTGTTTCCCAAGAATCTAAATTATAATTTTTTTTTATAATAAACTTTTATTATCTTTAATTATATTCATTAATATTTAATATAATTAAAATTAAATGTTTTTTATAATTTTAGCATATAGCATTCTATAAATAGTAAAATAAATTTTTAATTATTAGATTTATTAATATTTTTTTACATTTTATTTGATTTTATAAATTTAGAATTTAGGCGTCTAGAGGAAACTTTTCACGAATTTTGTTAAGAATGTATTGCTCCACATTAGTCTTATATTGTATTATATCGGATGGGTTTAAAAGTTCTTGTATCGTGGCATTATTATCAATAATATTGAGTAAATCTTTTTTTATTTTTGCTTCATCATCTATTTTTTTGGAATTAGCAACTAGTTCATCTATTTTACTTTCTATAAATTGATAAACATGCTCTATTTTACTTGGAAAATGTTTATTATACTTTGTTTTTATCACCATAATAAGATTACTTAAGGTAGGCCACGATAAATTTGTCTCTTTTATTTCTTTATATACTTTTTTAATAAATTCTATTTCTTTAGGTGTATATAAATAACTATAAGAATCATCTATCCAAGTATTGATAGTATCATTATCATAATTCTTATTAAAATCATATATTTCTTTTATAATCTCTGTTATTTTCATAATTTTTCTAAGTTTCTCAATAACAGTCTCAGCAGCCGCCTTCTTCTCAGCAGCCGCCTTCTCAGCAGCCGCCTTCTTCTCAGCAGCCGCCTTCTTCTCAGCAGCCTTCTTCTCAGCAGCCGCCTTCTTCTCAGCAGCC